TACCTTATGTAATGGTTACCACTAGAAAGGATACGTTTATGCAGGTATCAACGCAAGATACACCAATGGAATCCGCAGAACCTATGAAGGTCGCGGGTCATTTACTCAGATCAGCTTTTAACACTCCGCAGAACCGACCGGGTTTGTGGAGCCACCGAGAAGCTTTTTATCAATGGTATGGCAATAGGTGGCAAGTTCGAGATTTTCTTTGGTTAGAAGATATGTGCTGGAACTTGTTGGAGGATGCCTACTACAGGGCTCGAGCTACGAATGGTGAGATCATCTCCCGTAGGTTCAACCCCAACAGGTCTAAGATTGAAAATGTTGTAAGGGCCCTAGAGGCCAGGGTTCGGTTGCCCCACAACAAAGTTCCCGTGTGGTTGGGCACAGAAGAAATCAATACCGATTGCACCGTAGCTTTCGAGGATGTGTTGGTGGACTGCAAGACCAATACGGTTATGGAGAGGGACGAGCGTTGGTTTGATCCCGTGACTGTGCCCTGCAAGTATGACCCGGATGCGGAGTGTCCAACTTGGATGAGGTGCATACGAGAGTGGAGCCAAGGCGATCCCGCATGGTGCAACTTGCTGCAGCGTTGGATGGGCTACTGCTTGATGCCTCATCGCAAGCACGCCAAGTGGCTGCTGATGTACGGTAAGGTTCGTGCAGGCAAAGGCACCATAGGTAAGATCTTGGAGAAGATGATTGGGCCTGAGTGCTTTATGGGTACAAGCCTGGATGACTTGGCGGGTGACTTTGGTTTAGACGGGCTAGAGCACTCTAGGGTTCTGTGTGTGTCAGAGGTTAGTGAGCTAGACAATCGTATGGGCGAGAAAGCTACTAGGGTCCTTAAGAACATTGTGGGTCAGGACCCCATCTCAGTGAATATCAAGTTTAAGCGTCAGATGCGGAATATCGTTGTAGATGCTGCCCCGATGGTGCAAGCTAATGAGATCCCCCAGTTGCCTAATAAGGGTAGAGGGTTGTCTAGTAAAATGCTTGTGCTGCCCTTTGAGGTCACGTTTGAAGGTAAAGAGAATCACAATCTCATAGATCAGCTAGTAGAAGAGTTGCCTGGTATTGCTGCTTGGGCAATTGCCGGAGCACACAAGGTAGAAACAGCACCCAGACCTGCAGACCGATTCTTGATGCCGAAGAAAGCAGAAGACGCAGTAAAGCTATACCACTTGCAGAACAACCCGTTTGATCATTTCCTGGAGGAACGGTTCCTCCGCAACGCATCTGGATTTGTTGCTACAGAAATGATCTGGAGTCAGTGGATGGATTGGCTAGAACGCAATGGTGTTAAGGGTGTACATGTGCCCCGCAACCAGATAGCGTTGCAGATTGAAGGCCAGAGTAGTTGGAATGTATACCGACACCGTCCCAGTGCTGAAAGCAAACGAGGACTCAAAGGTATGAGCCTCAGAAGAAACTTTGAAGATCTTGCTTAGGAGTTAGATATGAATTTTGATATTGAGAGTTATGGCGATATGCACGACATGGTTGAGCAGATGATTATGCTGCTTGGGGATCGAGACAGTTGCACATTTGTTGATGATGAATGTGAAACGTGGGAAGTTAAGCAACTGACTGACGGAACATATGTAGCCGCTAGTCTGAGCAAGAATAGCTTGCTAAAAATCAAACGAGAGTCTGTATGACGATGCCGGGTGTGCCGGGTGTACTGTTAACTATATATACTAACTACTAGTCTATATTAGGTAATAATAACCCCGGCATATCTGGCACTATACAGAAGTCCGTTTCTGTCCCGCCAGGATTAGTCAGAAAATCCTAGACGGCAGGGGTGTTTTCACCACAGACCGGACCTGACCCCGGGGGCCGACCGCCTACTGTGGAAGCAACTCAAGCGGAGACAAACTGTAGTCGGAGACTCGCGGACCCGACACTTACTTCAGTTACACAGACACGGCTAGACACATAGCACGACTGCGACACGCTGACACTTTCCGCGTACCTACCCCTACTGCCTAAGACGACCCCCTCAATTGATCGACTGTCTAAACACAAGGCATCGACACCAACCAAGGCAGGGCTTCTTCTCACTACTATCCCACCCTCTCTCGCTGGGTAACTAGCCCGGGAACAAGTGCCCGGGCGAGTGACCCGGCGTGTGTTTATCTTTTCTTCAAGGAGTTTCTCATGACTACTAAGCGATACATCATCATCAACAACGATGCAGCCAGCACACCTGAACCAATCCAGAACATCCTCTTCACTTATGGCAGTAACGAGTACCTCGCATCACAACTCGAGCCAGTACTCAAGATGTTCGCAGACGCTGGCGTCCCTGCTGTAGCAGTCACCGGTGACGATCTCTACCAGCGTCTCAAGGACGAAGAGAGAGCCACACTGGGATTGGAAATCGAAGACTTGTTCGATTATGGCGGAAGAGAAGGCGACCTCGAATACGCACAAGACCGCTACGAAGATCTGTCTGAGTGCAACCCCTTCTACGAAGACGCAATCGCAGGAGGGAACTTGTTCCCTACGCAGGACGAAATCCTCGAAAAGATGCTCAACTATGCCCTTCTCGAAGATGTCACCATCATCAGTGACGAGGAATCGTTCGCTCGAGTCGAGCGAGAAGAAACCGTAACCCCAGAAGAGCAGGCCATCTGGGACAACCACCGTGACGCCAAGCACAACGGAGAACTCGTATGACACCCCTGGAATCCATCCTCTTTCTCACCTCATCAACAATCATCGTCTTCCTCGTATGGTGGACGATTCACGCAATCATCAACGTCACCAAAGGAGACAACTGATGCCATCTGGAGACTACCAACTCACTGACCTCACTCAAATCATCGTGTGGGCTGACGACACAATGGACATCCTCGAAGCCGATCAAGTCTATGACGAGTACCGTGAAGGTCTCTACGAAGACCTCGACAAGTACGACGACTACTCAAGGCACGTAGTTCGTGACCTCATCGCCGCAAAGACAATGTTCTGTGACCCACAGCTTGATGCACTCAAAAGCGAGATCAGAGCACTAAAGACAGCCAACAACTACCTTCGTTCAATGCTCTCACATCAAACCCGACAACTTAGCAAGTGACGGAACGTGTACCCGCTGTCGTCGGTGACAGCGGGTACACAACCCGTCGTATTGGTTTTTTTTTCTTTTTTTTTTAGGAGGACATCATGTCCACATCGCAGAAAGTATCGCAACTAATCGCAGAAGCATTCGCAGACCAGCACGGTATTGACCTCAGTACCATGTGTGACTCATTCGACAAGGAGATGGCTACCCAGCTTGTTCAGAACACACAGTCGTTCCCTAAGCAGCTCGTTCCACCTGCACCTGAGTTCAGGGACGGCAGGCTCATCAGCAATGGTCACATCCAGACAATCTCACCCGAGGCAGCAGGCACTGAAGCTCCGTTGCACGTAATCGCCTGGACAGGTGGCACAATCGTCAACTCCTGGACATCACGTAAGCTCGTCGATGTACGGGACGCAAATGGACAGGTTGTCATGATCGAGAAGGACGGCAAGCAGGTCGCCAAGCAGGAGATGCAGGACGTTGAGTACAGCATCGCCCTTCAGGGTCCAAAGCTTGAGGACTCGATGATCAAAGGACACTTCGAGACGCTTCGTAACCACCCAAACCCAGCTGTTTCCAAGGTGTGTGGTGAGTTCGCAGGCAACTGGGACAGGATGGTGGAATTTGGTGCACGTGTCGACAGGAAGACTGGCAAGAAGAGCAGCTACCTCAACTTCGAGTGCTTCAAGTCGTGGGCAAACGACAAGCCCGCATCCAACATGACCGTAGAGTCTCAGTGCATGTGATCGCACCTGCTCCGTAACCGCAGTGGCCGGTCGCCTTCGTGGTGGCCGGTCACTGTCTTTTCCCGCAGGCGAGGGCCTGGGGTTAACAATCAATCTGCATACGTAGAAGGAATTACTATGCCATACAAATGGGACCAAATGTCCTTTCAAGATGCACAGCAGTTCAACAATGTGCCTGCTAAACCATCCACTAGTTACGAACGTGTACCCGATTCTAATCCAACTGCCCCCCACGACTGGCGTGACGGTGACCGTGTCGAACGTGAGCAGATACCCTCCATGGTAATTGGTGCCACTGGATTCAATCGTTGCTCCAAACGTGCACCCAAGTACACCAGTGTGCTAGACATACTGATCCGTCGTGAGGAGCGTGCACTCAACCGCATAACTGAGACCCGTGTTGTGAAGACACACATCACTATCACCAGCTTGCTACCTACTGACTCACCCAAGGAGCAGTTCCTTGGTACTGGATTTGGTAGGTGGGATCGTAGATTCGGGGTGTACGCATGACCCCCGACACCAAGTACCACAAGCAATTCATCAACGCTTGCAAGCAGTTCTATGGCACCATCGAACTAGACGTGATTGCACTCAAGCCCTATGGCTTGGCATTCCTTGACGTGTGCCAGTGCAAGTTCGGAGAGAACGAGCAGACCCAGGACCTGCTAGACGAGAACAAGCGTGAGTACGAACAGCAATGTACATACGTATACGGTATGTCCGAGACCAGTGCTGCTCACCCTAACCAGCTACAAGATGGAGGACCGGACTGGGTCTGGCCTCTGCTCTACGGAAAGGTCACCGTCTAATGGCCTTCATGATTATGTTTTCAATCATCGCAATCGCAGCGATCTACTGTTTCTCAGATAAGGAGTAACTATCTATGGCAGATACAGAAAGTCGATTCATCGATAGCATCGGCATGACCGAAGAGGAAGTCCAACCCTTCCTCACCTACCTCGATAACCTGCGTGATTCAAGTGTAACCAAATGGATGGTTGCATGCTCTGACATCACACAGACTTTCGATGTCACATCATCTCAGGCTCGAGCCATCCTAAGTTATTGGATGGGCACATACATGAAAGAAGGAGTATCCGAATGAGCCTCTCAATCATGGGTAACGTCGACGTAATCCCCGTCGAAGAACTACATCATCTACCCGACCCAGAACCTATGGGTCCAAGACACAAACCAATCTCACACATCGACCTCATCCAGCTGGGCCGCAAAGCATTCAACGTCAATGAGTTGGACATAACCAATATTGTTCCCCGCTTGTCAACTGACCGCAAGAAGATGATCTGCACCTTCGACGTTGTCTTGCTTGGTGACCCGGATGGTACGCCCAAGTGGCAGGACGATATCCAAAAGCTCATTGGTATCTTCTCAAACTTCCAGAACCAAACTGGAGTAGTCACAATGGGTGCTGGACCTCACGTCTTTGCTTGTACCAATGAGATGATTGATGCGGAGTTCAAGGTCAGACACAAGTCAACCAAGAATCTTGAGCACAACATTCGCAACATGATCTGGGACAAGGTCCCTATGTTCGACGGCATCTTCGAGGCAATGACAGGCAGACAGAAGTATTGGAGTGAGATGCCAATCACTGAGGAGCAGGCTGCCTATCACATCATCGACGGCATGAAGCGTGGAGTTATCAACTCACGTGAGCTGCCGCGTGTCGTTGAGTATTGGGAGGATCCAGAGCACAAGGAGTTCAAGACTCGTAACTACTGGTCCTTGTTCAATGCGTTCTCTGGTTTCTTCCAGGATCGCAACCCGTTCGACATCTCTGATCGTTCGGCCAAGCTGAACCGTCAGTTCGACGACATCTACGCAGGCATTCAGGAGGAGCATTGGGAAACAACCTCCGAGTACGAACGCCTTTGTTCAGATGCAGACCTTGAGGTCCACAAGGATCTCGAAGGCTACGAGTCTTGATCTATCTCATTCAACAGGGCTTGGGTTCGGATCCTCTTTACGATGAATCTACTTACTCCGATAAGTACTACGTCACTGAGGATCCGGACGCAGCCTTTGAAGCAGGTAAGAATGGCATGTTGTTGTTCGGTGACGCAAGTTACACCGAAGTTGTTTCCCAACTAGAAGCCCATCACCCTGCACCCGAAGGTTTAACCTATGTCCGAAAAGGATACCACGGAAATAAGTTTGATAGAGATATCTTCATCAACAAGGTTCCTATTCTTGAATGGGCTTTCGAGTTGCTATCTGCAGAGGATCTTATTGAGTTAGTCAAGGATGCAGGCACATGCTGGGTACGTACAGATGAGTGGACTAAATTCAAAGGTGCCACGTATGGAATCAGTAGGTTTTGGACTGACAAGCACGAAGACTTCTATGTTCGTGACTTGAAACACGGTCCCTTCTACTACCAAGCAATCTCCTACTCACCATCCAAAGCCAAGGCAAAGAGGAACCGTCCTGTCTCCAACAAGATAGGAAAGTACAGACGTGGTAAGATACCAGTCGCTTGGTTCAATACCTTCTCATTCAGACTTGAAGACCTTCTTGATTTCAACATGAGAATGAATAAGAACCTTGGCACCTGGGATAATGTAGAGTCTAACTTTCCCAGTATTGTTAGGACTCTTAAAAAGCTCAATCTTCTTACGTACCTCAGAGATGAGCCACGATACATCGAGATGATTGAAGAAGCATCGCACTATGTTATAGGTGCGAATCAACACCGCGTCGAAGAATGGGTTGAAGAATGGTGTGACTACATCAAACTAGAATGTGACGTTCTCGACCTACCCACCAAGTGTTATGACAAGAAGAAAAAGAAAGGTAATTCATGTCAGACCTCACCAACCAACTAGCTACCTCCATCTCCTTGGGTGTCGACGTAGACAAGGAAGATGTCCTTGCTATCTACGTCAGCAAACAAGAAGACGAACTCAAGATGCTGCGTGACTCAGCCAATCGATTGGAAGAGTCACACAGTAAGTCCATCGACAAATTCGAGAAGCAACTCAAGAAGCTCCTCGACGAGGAGTGTCGTGGTTTCTTTTTCTCTAAAGCAGAAGCACTCAAGACTTGTCTTGCTGCAATGGGCAAGCACAACACCAGCTACAAACTCAGCCATAATTACAGCGAAACAGTTCGTTCCACCGACGAGACAGTTGTCTTGTTCGCCTGTAACTTCACTGTAAATAGTCGTAGCTCTTACATGGACAACCTCGAGTTTACGCAGGAACATGTATACCGTGGCGTCAAGATGGGTGAAGTCAACAGCATCCTCAATGCTATTGATAAGACCAAGGAAGAACGCAGCGAGGCACGACGCAAGTCACTCGACTACACTTCCAAGCTACGTGACATCCCAACCATCGAACGCAAGGCACGTGCCGACATCGCTCGATACACACTCAACCAATCCAGTGCAGGCAAGCAGTTGCTTAGGGGATTGGAATAGGTCTTAACGGATCTCTTTGCTCCATGGCTTGGGTCCTCTCGTAGGGGATCCAGGTCATTTTTTATTGTAAGGGAATGCTTTGTTCAAAACATCCCTTCTCTTTTTACACTTGCCACAAGTCTTAACCTTACCCCCGGTAACCTTCTTGATTACCTTTTCAACCGTATCTCCAAGACCCTTTGACTCTGAATTCTTAAGGATCTCCAACTTTTTCTTCATGTGCAAATACTTATGCTGGATAGGAAGGAACTGCTGATAAAGATTGTCATAAGCTTCTTGTGTTTCTTTGTTCATTGTTTCAATAACCTTGTCTTGTTACCCTGATGTTGTACCGGAGACAGTCATGATTGAGTACGACCTCAGTGGAATTCCTGAATCAGACACAGCTTGTTGGGAATACCTACCAGCTGACGACCCCAGTATACATCTTGAAGATGGATGGGAGAAAACTGATGGTGGAATTTACATACGAATGAAGCCGATAACTCTTGGAGTCATCGCTGCTTCTGAGTTAGTCAGACTGTCACATCTCTCGCAAGGAAATATACTCGAGTGGATCTATAGACTCGATGCTCTCTTTGATGCAGGCAAGACAACTCTTGCAACCACAACATCAGAGGGAGATGTTCCTATCCGGTTCAGACCCCAGGATCTCAAGCCTCACATAGGACTCAAGGTGTCCACACCTGTGTGGTCCAAGGAAAAGTTCGATGCTTACATACGTCAAGCACGTATGCACCGTCACCTCTCTGGTGTAGACTTCGAGATCTGATTCCCCGCTAAATCCCAATTGACATACGTAGGAAGGAGGACCTATGACTACGTTACCGCTTCGCCTTGCATCCAATCCCTCGTGCACTGAGTGTGAGTTGCACGAGCACATCAAGTCTGTCTGTGTGCCAACAGTCAGATACCCCGAGTCACTAGACTCAGGTAACACAGCCATCGTGTTCATCGGACAGAACCCAGGCTGGCATGAAGATCAGCAGAACAAACCATTCGTTGGTAAGTCTGGCGAGCTGGTCAAGCAAGCCTACATCGGTGGCTGCAATCTCCAAGAGAAAGCCACCATCTTCCTGACCAACATCGTCCGATGCCACACCGTCAACAACGAGACACCCAAAAACAGACACACCGCAGCCTGTCACCATTACACACAAAAAGATCTATGGGCAATCGGAGGCATGGGATTCAACAAGGTTATCTACGTCACACTGGGTGCACCAGCAACCTCTGGTTTCTACCGTCACTTCGTAAGCGGTGGAGCATACGATTATAAAGGCTGGGTAACTCGCAAGAGAGTAAGCCCTTCCCTTACCGAGTCATTCAACTACAACGGTAGCTGCAAGATCAACGACAATGTATCACCAGGAGAACCAAGCAGGGTGTCGTACATCTTCTCAACCTACCACCCAGCTGCAGTTCTACGCAACAACAACTACATCAATGCCGTGTCTGCTCACATGCAGTTAGTATCCGACTGCTTGGACGGAGTAATGGCATCTCCCTCTCTACCACTTATCGTCCCCAACAGATCACCGAGGTGTTTATCATGACGCACACACAGAACCTTATCCATCAATGCAACGACGCACTGTCACGTGCGTGCTCCAACACAAGATTGGTTGTCGCTCTTGGTGATGACAGGAATGCTGTGATTCGTGCAGTTAACTTGGACGATTCTTTTTACACAGCACACTGGTTGTGTCCCGAAGACAGGAAGCTGGAGGTTAAGGATGGACACGACAACGATTAGCCTAGACATCGAGACGTACGGTGCTTGCAGAACTGACTGGGATAACAACCCACTACCAGATCAAACAGTCTTCAACCCACGACGCTCGATACACACAGACAAAGTAGCACCAGGTGCGTTGAACCTGACTGCTGCCATCACCCTAGTGGAGGAACCGCTATGTCCAGAGTTCAACAATTGTTCCCGTGGTTTGATGGATATGAAACCAACCCAGACAATGGTCTTCAGGTTGAACCGCCCGGAAGAGAAGGAGAGATTGCGCCGATGGTTATCTCACTCAACTACGATCCTGGGTATGAACCTTGCCTTCGACATACAGTATCTGCGTGCGGATCCGTACTTTCGTTTCAGTTTAGAGAGCCAGTCATTGGTAGACTTGTCCGTGTTGAACTATCTTCACGACGAGACGAGACCGGAGAAGAGTCTCAAGAGTCTTGGTCCCGTTCTCCGTACTCACTCATATGAAACAACCCTCAAGCATTCCAAGTTCGCACACCCAGACCACCCAGATCTGCACAAGTACAATGCGGAAGACACCCACAACACCACCCTTGCTATCTCTGAACTTGCACACCGCATCAACAGAGATTTTTCTAACACAGACAAGCTAAGTAACTGGTGTCTTCAGTTCTATTCGGATACAATCTGGACGTGCATACGCATGTCAGAAGCCGGGATACCTATGGACAGAAAACGGCTTCAGATTTTCGAGCAGAAACTTCAAAGAAATACTACACGTGCCAACAGGGTAAGTACCCAGAAGTATGGCCTTCCCTTAGAGGGTCCCGGTTCTGGAAAAGCAAAGGTTCAGTTCATGAACCTCGCTTGCGACGTAATAGATGGACAGCACTCATGCACCACGGCTTCTCAAGTAAAGACTCTGATGCAGCAATTGCAGGACTCACAAGGATACTCAACGGAGTCATCATTGGAACCCTCCTGTTCTACGCACTCTTGCTCTTCAAAGAGTTCTGTTCGGGATAACCCTCTACTAACCATCACTCCTAAGCAGCAGGAAATTTCATTCTCAGAGGAGAATCGGAATCTCTTGTCTGATATGCTGGACGACACGCATGTCCTAAAGAAAGTGTTCAAGCTTTCCAAGACACATGCTGCTGCACAAAAACTTCAGTCGTCCTATTGCTATCCGCTGCTGCGGCACAGGAGGAATCGTCCCAATGACAAGTCTTCAATCCTCATCCCTGACAAAGGAACACACTTCGCATACCCCACCTGGTACTGCGTACCAACGTTCACCAAAGACAGCAACGGATCAGCAGGTGGAACACTGCAAGGACGAATCACCTGCAAGAAGCCAAGTGCACAAACCTTCCCCTCCCCAATCAAAGCCTGCATCCGATCCCGTTTCCGTAACGGTTCCATACTGGGCTTCGATCTCTCACAGGTTGAGCTTAGAGTCGCGGCTCTCCTCTCAGGAGATACAGCACTCTTACGAGCGTATCTTGGTGGAGATGACCTTCATAAACAAAGAGCTATACAAATCTTCGGCTCTGACATTGAGGATCGACCTGACTTCCGAAGCCTAAGACAAGCGGGGAAGATGATCAACTTCGCTGACCTCTTCCGCTCCGGCTCCAACACAATGCAGCAGCAACTCCTGGCCATGACCGGACAGCTGCACCCGATCGAGTTCTTCAAGACCGTAGCCAGCTCCCGTCCCATCCACCGCCCCGGTCTATGGGCGTGGCAGGAGGAACGCATAGAGGAAGCCCGGGAGTTTGGGTTCATCTCTCTCCCCTTCACCGGCCAGTCCCGTTACTTCATGGGTGGTGACAAGTGGGATGTCAATGAGATCGTGAACTTCCCCATCCAAACCACAGCTGGCAACACCCTGCTCCGCATCCAGCACTACGTGGGCCAAGGCATGGGCAGTATCAATGCTCGCAAGCCCCTGTCCTACATGATGCTTAACATCTATGACGCCGTATACATTGACTGTCACCCCTCTGCAGTAGACAATGTAAAAGAAGTGGTGGACATGGCTGTCAAGAAGGTAGAATCAGAGGACTACTGGAGCCTGCTCCAAGATTTTTACGGACGACAAGTACCCCTCGAGTACGACTGCGAACTGATCTAATGCTACCTGCCCTGTCTCTCATCAAGCTTCTCTCCCGCACTCCTGTCGTTAGGGGAAACCTAACCTCGGCAGTTATTGGGGGTAGAAGTGCTGTCAATCCTGATGTGTTCCGTGCATTCGAGCGGTTCGGGATGGGCATGGGAGCCAAGGGCTACACCATAAGAACCGGAAGCAGACAGGGAGTAGAAGCCGCAGCCCTCTCCGGTGCAAGAAGTGTTAAAGATAAACTCGACATCATCAAGAAGATGACTCCAGCAGAGAGAGCAGCAGCAGGCATCGACATACCTGAAGCTGCACTCCGAACACTCGACACGGATGACTTGGCTCCTTACATCCAAAGAGTAGCAGGAGGTGAGAGTCTAAACGTCCAAAGAAGATTGATACCCAAGACAAACAGAAGACAGGAAGGATTCCAATCTCCTTCCACACAAGGTGTCGAGTACGAATACAAACCTGAGGCAGGTCTATACAAGAACCTGACTGAAGAGCAGAAGTTTGAGGTCCTGCAAGAAGCAGGTAGTCTTACAGCTGCACAACGTATGATGACTGTTAAGACGGCTAAAAGAATAGGACCAACTCCTTCGGGTTCTGAATGGGCAAACACAGGAGGGTTCCTGGGTCAGCTAACTCCTGTTACGAAGAGGCCAAGTAAAGTTATCAAGGCTCCCCAAACAAAAAAATCTTTAGCGAGATTAAAGAGGAGTCAAAACACTGACCCTTTGCTTGGAATGAAAGAAACTGAAGGGCTTAGTTTACCTGGGGGACAGAGAGCAAGCGATGTGTTTCCTCCTAGCTCCTCTCCCACAAGAGGAGGACCAGTTGAACTGATACCAGTTTCTGCCTTGGAAGGCGATCCAATTGCAGCAGCTCTAGTTCGTGGTGTGTTCGGTAAGAAACTTGCAAAGCAAAGTCCTCGTTTTAGTCAAGCGGTTACAGGAAACCCAACCGAAGCTGTGCTCAGGTTAGCCAATGAAAATCCTTCTGCTCTTTTAGGTAGTAGATTTAGAGGAACCATTCAAGATCGATTGCCTGAAGCAAGAAACGTAGCCGACCTGAAGAAACTGTTAGGCCAAGACGTACTCGATCCCGACCCCGTCGACTTCCTGACCACATTCTCACAAGCGGGGGATGATATATCTTACGCACTCAAGGCAGCAAGAGATCTTGACATACCTACCATTAACCTTGCCGACCCCAGGTCGATAGCAAACCTCGACGATGTGTTCCGCCTGCCCGCTGCTGACAGAGCATCAATGCAGGAAGCTCTCGAACAGTTAGCTTACGGTCTCTCTTGACCAACACTCTATCTTTGTATAGGGTGTAGGTATGAATCCAAAAGATCCAATCGTTACTAGTCGTCAAGAGAAAGTAAGATCTCTCTTGATGGGTGGTGTACCTGTATCCAAAGTAGCCAAGCAAGTAGGTCTGTCTCGTAAGAGAGTCTATGACTTTGCCACCAGAGAGAAACTCCCATACAACCCACCCATAAAACCTAACGGTAAGGTGGAGCGAAGAATCCTAGAAGCACTAGCTGCAGGGTTCTCCAGACAGGAAGTTGGGGAGATGTACAACATGGCACCGGTGGCAATTGACATACTTACAGAGAGAATCAAGTCCTCATGGACCGCGACTACACCCTCATCGTCGACACCCGAGAAAAGAAACCCCTGATTTTCCCCGCTAATCTCAGGGTTCTCAGTTCTTCTGCCCCTCCCTATCAGGTCAAAACAAACCTGATACGGGTACACACAAAGAAGGAGAAACTTGAGACCGGTGATTACTTGCTACGGGGGTACGAGACCGTTACGATGATTGAGCGTAAAGGCTCCCTTCGTGAGGTAGCTACAAATTGTTTAAACAGGAATGACAGAACGAGATTCATCAAGTGCCTCCAGCGAATGAAGGATGCCTGCTCAGAGCCCATCCTCCTACTCGAAGGCACACCACTTGAGACTCTCAGAAAGTCGCAACACGTACCCGAACCCGGAGCAGCAGTCGACGCACTGATGAGACTGCTGACCGAATACGAGATAAAACTTCTTCTGTTACCTACCGCATCAAGCTCACAACGACGTGCAACAGGTGAGTGGGCAGCAAGACTTTTGATTAACGGAGCTATTCATGGCACTCGGAGCTAAGACTAACCTAGGTTTCAAAGCTGGTAACCCAGCTGTTGGTACTGGAGCATCATCCATCGGTGGTAAGATGTTCGTACTTAATGAGAATGCTGCAGCGGTTGACGCTGACCCAGACAATCCTTATGCGGACAACGGAACTGACGTACGTCCCGCTATTGTTCCAAGCATGGGACTCCAGCTTGAGATGTACGTTTGTTGGGAAGCCGTTGATACTACTGGCATAGCAACAAGTCTTAGTACGGCACCAGAAGTATATGTCTATGGCAAAGTCCCAGACAACGGACAAGGAAAACTGTGGCCCCAAGACATTGCAAGCTCTCAATTCAAAGACCTTGCTGCTGACGCAGTGAACCCAGGCTTCTGGATTCCATTGACAAACACAGATGCTGCTTACACTGTCGGTACTGTAGACGATGAAACTGATACGGGAGACTACGTTCAGTTCCCAGCTACTGGAGCAGTGGTGTCAGGAGATAGCTGGGCAATGTCCCGACGTGTTCCTGTATATCTTGCTGGTTGCACTGAAGTAATAGTTCTAGTTAAGACAGCAGCTGCCGGTACTCAACTTGATGCGGCTATGATTGTTGGAAGATTCGTTGGGTGACACATGCCAACAGTAACTTTACAACCTGCTGAAACAAAAGGCATAGACACCTTCGTCTTGGATGGCAGCACTAACGATAGATCTACTGGCGAAGGTATGCGTGTGGGTTGGACTAGCTCCCCCAAAGAAGCAAGAGCCCTCGTCGAGTTTGATCTTACTACTGTCTTGGCTAAGACTTTGAGAGCAAGAGAAATTTCAAGTGTGACTCTTACCCTTAACCATAAGAGTGATCAGAACTTTACATCGGCCCACACAAAAGATGTGAGCATCCAAGTCCTTAACGGATCTTTCTCGGAGTCCGCTACTTGGGTGTATAGAGATGGGTCATCCGAATCTTGGACTACAGCAGGTGGTGATGTTTTGGTAGCCCCAGGCACAGTAACAACTACATACACCGGTGACTCTAACCTAGTAATAACATCAACCACTCCAACAGCGGGGAACCTGCTGTATCAAGTGCACGATGCTATTAAGAACCGAGCGTTTAAGTATAGATTCCTAGTTAAAATGGAATCAGGCAGCCCGTATCGCTATGTAAATTTCTGGTCCTCAAGTGCAGGATCAGAATCAGATCGTCCTAAGTTGGACATAACGTATTCAAGAAAAAGAATACTTACACCAATGAGATCCCATTCAACTAAACCCTCCAACATGAGAAGACCTAGGAGTTCCAAATGAACTACGGTAAGAAGCCAATGGCTAAGAAGAATGTTAAGAAGAAGCCAGCACCTAAGAAAGCTGCAATGAAGAAGATGAAGCCGAAGATGAAAGCTAAGAAGTACTAGGGCTAGTCATGCCTACTGGTTGGGAAGAATACAAGATCCATGTTCTTGCTGAGATGGAACGGATGAACAAGAAGCTCGACAAGATCGAGTCTGAAGTTCGTCACGTCCACAGAGAAATGGAATTCAATAGAGGCAGGGTATGGGTAGTTGTCAGTCTACTCGCCTTTGGTTTTTCTGTTCTTACTGACGTTGTTCTGCACAACATAATGGGTTGACTCATGGCTACATATAACTACAACAGTCGTATGAATAAAAGAATGCACGGTCCAAGTGCACTTCAGCTTAGAAAAAATAAGCCTACGGATAGTGTCCAACAGATGTTGGACATGTATGACATGGGAGGGTCTAAACAAGCTCCAACTTCAACACCCTCCTTTGGATCCAGACGAGCAAGTTCAAAACGAGCAAGACCTGGGTCTAGTCCCCAAAGAACTATGCAGAGTAACACCCTGACTAGCGGTGCTTATGGTCAACAGAACCAACAGCGTGCTAATCAAAAACGTCAACAAGACAGAGTTGAACTAGCAAAACAAAACAAGCTAGCAAGAGAAAACGCTCCCGTAGTAACTGAAGCCGAACGTGAAAAGACTAGGCAAAAAAACTCTGAGCGAAGAGAACGGAGAAGGCAAAAAAGACAAGAGCGTAGGCAGCAAGGCATACAAAGAAGACAACAAATTAGAATGAAAGCTCAGGAAAGAGCTGAACGAAGAAGACTTAGGACACGGGGTCCTGTTAAAGACCCATACGATTTCTCTGATATTCCATTTGGTCCCGGTCATCCTCTCTTCGATCCTGGTCGTGATGATGAGATGGACTTGAGTCGGTCAAAAAGAGGAGGAGGCGGACAGCAGTTCAGTGGGGGTAAGCCAGGTGGTAGCGGTGAAGACGGTGGCGAATTTGTCAACGACGTACCAAATCCAATTCCTGATCCCACGCTTCCAGAAGAAGGTGGTGGTGGTTACCCCTATTACCCACCCACAGGTTATAACGACACAAGAACCTATGATGATCACGTTAGGGCATATGCTTCTGACGGCGGTGCGGAAATACGTCGAAGGATGGAAGAAGATAAACAGGTACGAGCTGAACGTGCAGAGGCATACGCAGAAAAACAAAAGGTTCGAGATGAGGCCAAGAGAGTTAGGTACGAACGTTCTAAATACCGAAGAAAGAACAGTGAAACTGTTAGGAAAATGAACCGTCGTTTGACCTCGAAATATAGAAATAAGTACGGCTACGGGCATTTCCGGGGAGATAAGCTAGGTCCCGACACTATAGAGTTAACGGGATACCATCAAGATGGAGATCTTAAGGGTCTTCCTATCTACAGTAGCACTCCTTATGAAATAACAGAAGATAACTTCGACGAGCATCTTGGTACTGGTAGGTATCTAAAACCAGGATCTGGTCAAGAGCGAATGCAGAGAAGCATATACAATCTTAGAATGGATCGACAAGCAAGAGCAGAAGCATTTGAAAAAGCACGGGGTGGTGGTGGAATGGTCGAGCCGCCACCAGAAGAAGGCATGGGAGGTCCTGCACCTATGAGTCCCATGGACAACTTCTATGCGATGATGATGGGCGGAGGAGAAAGACAAGCACCAGCAGGAGGCCAGCCTACTTATGAAAGTCGTTACGACAGAATGAGGCGAAGAAGATCAGAAGGTGGAAGAAGGGGCAGGTATAGGAGCAGGTTCTGATGAGAACAATCCTTATCCTTTCTCTGCTGTTGTTGTCCTCTTGTTTCCCCGCTAGACAATCTATTCCTGCAGTCCCAGGTGTCCCCCAATTAACAGAGACTTTGAGTCCGGAGTCGGTGAGCAACCTATCCATCCTCTCGGCAGTGGGTGGTATCTGCATAGTCGGAGGAGTAATAGTTCTTCTACTACCGGGGGCATCCAACCTTCGAGCATTCAATGCTATACTCATCGGCATCGTATTGATATTGTTGAACATTGGGGTGAGGGAGTACCTTCCGTACATCTACATCCCATTCATTGTGGGGACCGGAATCCTTTCAATTGCAATTACGTACAGGGCAGTCCGGTATGTCCTGAACTGGAGAAAACAGAAATGTTTATCCTCGCAGACTCGGCGTCTTTCGTCGGAACACTCTGGTTCGTCCTCCTCGTTGGAGTCCTCGCTTTCGCAGCAGGAATCTGGGGACGACCTCACGTCATGAAACTTTTGGGTAAAGGTGATTGCTGCAACAAGTGATCTCCCGGGAAGGAGTACATATGCCACCCAAGACTAAGCCTATCCCTCTGCCAACAACGGACGGGAAAGACTCTAAGGAATGGCTCGAAGCACACGGGCTTGTAGCTCGACAGCCTGCAATCAGGTCGTCGGACTACGAGTCCGTGTTGCATTGTCCATTCCAATACTACTTGTCACGAAGACTCGGACTTGTCAAAGCACTCCGCTGGAGTGAAGCATTGTCTCGAGGTTCGTGGTTTCACAAACGCTTTGAATACTGGGATCTTCCAAAGGCAGAAGCCAAGAGGAAGATGGAGATTGAATACGAACACAGAGAATCTGAACTCAACCAGATCTGCAACTCCAAAGGTATCAAGGGTGAGAGCAAACAAAACATCATGGAGCGTGAGTACCAGGATATGCTCTGTGCCTGTGGTTGGTACGAAGCATCTATGCACAGGTTTACATCTGTCATCGACAAACCATTCTGGCGTGTGCTGGGGACAGAGATCGTAGCTGAGTATAAACACCCTGAGCTTGGTAGACTCCTGGCACAGTTTGATATGCTGCTCTACCACGAAAAGCAGAACTCAGTGTGGATCGTTGACCTCAAGACAACAGCACACAACCCAATCGAAAGGTTGCAGACGTGTCCCATAGAATTCCAAACTCAACACTACATGCACATACTCAAGTGGATGTTGGACGAGCAGTCATTGACAAAGCCGTTCGAGATCCCGAGAGACGCAAGGTTGGGTGGTATGATGCACGTTGCAGTACAGAAACCTTCAATAGACTTTGGGATGAAAGACAGAGACTTCGACGAAAAAGAACACGAACTAACTCGCGGTCCTCGTAAAGGACAAATTGAAGTACGTCGTTCCTACTTCGGTGAACCTAAGATCGAGAACTACATCAAGAGATGTAAGGATTGGTATGACGGAACCGGTGAGTACGAGAACAAGAAGGCTGAACGAGATACGGCCCCCCCTGTAAATATCTCAAAAACAGATCGCATGACCCTTGACACAAGGTGGACCACTGAGTACAGTAGTCGCCTTCGACTTGTGCATCACTATGCAACCGTTGATCCTGTCCCCCTAAGCTTTCCGAAGTCTGCGAATTACCTGATGCAGTTTGGAAAGATGAGTCCCTTCTCACCGTTCTACCTCACCTCCTCGAGCGAATGGCCGAGCATACTCAACCTCGAAGGGTTCATGATTGAGGATAGAGATGATGTAGAAGTAGGGGTTTCATGCGAGGCGTCGTAGCCGCCCCCCTCTAGCGAGGGGCGGCTACTCGCCCCTCCCGTGAAATAAGGAGTTAGATATGCCAGCTAGACAAGATCCAATCATACTTGCTTTTCGAGATGAGATTCTTAACAAGATAATTAAGAACAAGATCATCGACCTAGCCTATGAGAACAAAGGATCCTTCTTGGACACCGCAGACTTCTGCGATCAGTTCAGGAATAAATACAAGTGCGATACAGGTGACCGAACCATCCAGTCATGGATGAAGGAACTCAACATCGTCTTGCAAAGATCCGTTACTTTCATAGACATGGATCAAGACCACATGAGACAACCCCCTCCTCCTATGAGGGAACCAAACGATGAAGACTTTGAGATGGTCTTCGACAACGAGTAAAGGAGTGCAACATGGCACAAGAACTAGCGGCAGGTAAAACTGCATCTCAACGCTTCTCTGGTCTGGGCTTCTCTGCTACCAAGATGGTAGCTCCGCCCGGTAAACTATTCGGCTTGCTTGTTGGTATGCCTGGAGTAGGTAAGTCCTGCTTCATTCAGTCCAACCCCAACGCCTTCATCATCAACACCGACCTCTCCAGTACCACGACCGAAGAACCCAAGGCGTGCATCTGGCCCGGTATGAGTGCAGACGGTACGCCCTGCGAACCTGCAGGTTCTGGTACTTCCCCGCTAGTACTTACGTGGGATGCGATCCTCAAGAAGAAGGATCAATTGATCTCCATGTCTAAGTCTGGTGTTGACCGACCCGATACTGTGATCATCGACAGCATGGGTCCTGCCCTTGCACTGGTCAAGGATTGGGTAACCAAGAAGGCTGGCAAGGAGAACTGGAAAGAACTCGATGGCCGTCGTGCGTGGGATGATGTGTACGAGCAACTGCTCCGATTTGCTCTTGACCTCCGACAGCATGGCTACGGTTTCTACTACGTGTGTCACTTGGTCAATGCCAAGATCCCACTAGGCGATGACCGCTACGTCATCCGACCCGAGCTGACTATCACCGACAATTTCTACAAGCGACTGTTCCCTCTCTTCGAGCTAGTCGCAGCCTTCGAGGCAGAGATCGTCACCAAGACCGAGATGGTCCAGCTCAAGAACAAGGACGGATCACCAGGACCTAAGCGTCCCAAGTCCGTGAAGAAGAAGACTCACTTTATAACTGTCAACGACGAGAAGTTGGCAGGTATTACTAAATGTCGGGTAGTGTTGCCCGACCGTTTCGAGCTTCCAGCAACTGATTCGTGGTCAGTGTTCGAGGAAGCATACACTTCAACTGCATCGTAGAAAGGGTTTCACAATGCAAAACGCAACCAAAGCAATCTTCGCAAACCTCCAATCGTCATTCCAAGATGTTCAAGCCGATCAAGGTCTGGGCTCATTGGGCGAGTGGCCAAACCGTGGCTCACATAACTGCTACGTACTCAACATGACCGTCACCGACAACGCTACCTTCAAGGAAGCACAAGCAGCTGGTGGTCAGGAACACGACGCGGTCAGCATCCAGTTCGGCTATCAGCTGGTTGAAGATCCAGATCGTGCCGAGCCACTCGAGTGGCGTGGTGCTCCGTTCACAATCCCACAAAACCCCAGTGCTATCCAGCACGAAGGTTCACAGATCCGTGCTCGCATCGAGATGCAGCGACTCAAGGGCCACATCAAGACCCTCCTCAGTCGTGAGCCCGGTGACCTTTCATCGGACATGGAAGAGATTTCTGCCATGCTTTCTGGAGATCAGTCTGTTGTAGCGGTAGTTGACTGTCGTTACAATGAGCGAGGTGGCCGCACCTACAAGACAGAGTTCCTCCAGTCGTTGATTGGTGGCTGATTAGATTCCCCGCTGGTGTCCCCCTCCACTCTTCCCGGGTGTGAGGGGGACCTTTTTGCACCTTTATCCATAGGTTGGTGTGGGAAAGTTTAACTCCTTTCATTCCCGTATACTCTTTATAACCCTACTCTAATTAGTGGCGCTGATTCCCGTGGCGTTATGAGTACTGGTTCGATTCCAGGAAGGTGCATTTGAATTGATTGCTCAACCGGTAGAGATCGCATTACATGCTTTGATTAAGCTCCCTCGGCACATGCTCGACGTGGAGATAGGTGGACCCAGACTGATCAGTGTCGGACGCGGGACCAAAGCAGTAGAGCAGCCGCCGGGAGCGGTAACCCGTGCGGCTGCCGATCTCTACCTATACCAGAAGAACGGACAGATGGGCCCCGAACCGTGGCTCGTATTCGCTTGGGACCCCACCAAGAAGGAAGCGGGGAACACAAGGCCCGACATCGAAAACTACGAGCAGCAACCGTACCACTTAGAGTACGTAGGCAAAGTGCCGATGGGTATCCTGTTCAGCTGCAGCCAAAAATTGAGTATGATCTGTGCTGACATGAGCAAGAAGTTCATGGATGAGGCAGTTATACCTCATGACTTGCTGCTCCCTAAAAGAGTCCCAGCCTCCCTACGGATGTCAGAATACTGGCAGCTGTGGGTAAGCCTATAGAAGTAGAACCAGCATGGGGTCACGTAAACCAGAGAAGAGTGGCAATTGGGTAGTGGTCATGAGCCATCCCTCCCTGGACCCTGCAGTGTATGGACCCTTTGAGAGCGACGAGGAGGCCGCTAGAGCGTCCCGACATCTAGAGGAGAGGTGGGGTACTGCTGCTCCTAGATGGGGTGAGACTGGCTTCTCGACCCGTGTAACGGTAATCAGGTTAATGGGGCAACCATACGACAAATGGATAGACCCTAAAGACTGATGCCAGACGTGCCGGGTTCTCAGCATACTATATATGTATACCCTATCTATTATTAGGTAATAGTAGACCCGGCATCCCCGGCATCAGATCTTCTTGATGGCTTCGATGACGCATCGAGGAATCGCGTTGATGTTACCTACAATCCCCTCCGCCATATCCATCGACGAAGCCACCACAATGTAATCGTCAGACTCCCTCAGTAGCCAGCCGCTGGTAATCATCTTGCTTGGCTTCATGGTCTTGGCCTCAGAGAGATCCATCCAAGCATCGTCTTTGCCTGTGATGTCTAGCCAGACAACCATGACATGCTTGAACTTGCTCGCATTGCCTTTGTCAAAGGGCTTGGTTTTCCTAGTCACAATCAGCCCCTAAAAATGTTCGACAGATGCAGACCAATCCTTAGCGGATGGTCTTCTGGGAGAAGAAAGATTGCACTCACCCTGTACCAGTGCGTGAGCCCACATACCGCTGTCTTTCCTGTGCATGTAGTCAGGCTTCAATGGACCCAGTGTTCCTGCATTAGCGTAGTACCACGGGAGCAGAACCTTCTGTGTTCTACGGCACTGTGTCACGTATGGAGTAGGTCTGTGTGTGTGTCCCCTGATCCACAAAGAGTACGCCTGATCCTTGATGGCATGAACCATCTGAAGAGTCTCCATCTCATCCGAGTTCATTCCCGCATCAAACCCGTGGAAGAAACGAACTGGACCCAGGCGGTATACGCCTCGAGGACCTTTTACGTACGGGATCTGTTTCCATTTGAGGAACTCGTCCCCGAACTCCCGGTGCTTGTTCCAATGCAGTAGAGATCTTTGCCCCGACTTGGTACGTCGTGGGTCTTTGGTCTGGATGTTGTCGTCGTGATTCCCCAGACACCAGACCAACTCGGTCTCAGCTGGTAAGGCTTTACGTACGTCAGCGAGGTATTGTGATCCAGCCTCATACTCTTCCTCTAGTGTGTGCGTGCATTCGTTAGGGTGTACAGATACGGAAACAGCGTCAAACAAATCCCCCAGTAAAACAAAGTGTGTTGGTTTAATTTCTTCCAGTTTTGCGAGGAGCCAATCCTTTGCCTCTTCGCTGTGGTAAGGCACGTGTATACACGATGCCGCCACGAATGTTGCTGTGTTCATCATTGAAATCCATAAGGTACAAACTGGGTAAAGGACATAGACTTTTGGTGAGCCTGTTCTTTCTGTCCTTCCATAAGTGCTTTCAGTTCCTTAACCGCTTCAGGTTGAAGGTCAAACGTTTCTGGTCTGCCCATCTCCTTTCCTCGGGCGGTTGCAGATGCTGCGTCAATGAATACAGATGGATCAACGTCCTTGTTGATCATGTCATTTGCAGCATACCTTGCGTACATAGGTCGAGCTTCCTTTGGAATTCTGTCTAGGATCCTCTCGTTCCTTGGGATCATTCTGTTTCTCATGAACCCGCGAAGCTGCCCCTTTGTAACCGTGAATGGAATACCCATACGTTTTTCGTATTCCGCTTTCTTTCTCATGGCTCCAGATATGTCGTTAGCCATGAGCCGAGTAATGATTTCTCTCCTGTAATCAAGAATCATTTCTCTCTGCTTAACATAGTATCCCGTTTCTTCGGACCTTACCTGAGACTTGTTAAGGTCCAGGCCCACCCCCTGCATGATTAGCTGCATTGGATTACGAAACTCAAGGAACGTACCGTCTCCCTTGAATATCGGAACCTCTCCAGTAGGAGTCCTCTTGTCGTAAGCAGCGTAACGTCTCTGGAAGAATTGACCAAACTTGCCGACCGGGTTGTCTCGGCCAAAGCCCATGCCTTCGCCTATGCTCGAAACCGTTCTTGAAAGAGCAATACCACCGGGAACCATACGCCAGATCGAGTTAGCTACTAGATCGTTTTCACCTGTTGTAAGACCTCGAGTCATGTCCCAACCCAAGTCGATGACCGGAGGTACAGGTATGAAGTCTGTAATGTTCTCTTGGCTGCTGAATGCGTCGTTGCCTGTTATGTCGGTGAGTGACTTGAAGAAGAGACCCTTCTGCATGTCAGCTTCAAACATGTTTCTACCTGCATAGTACAGAGAAGCAGAAATACCCATGCCTCTCATGAAGTCTGCTGTCCTACCGAACGGCATGTCAAAACCCATCACAGTCCTGCGACCTTCATTGATCTGCTTAGACGTAGTAAGTAGACCTGTAACCGAACGGACTGGGAATGTAAGGAACTGACGCACCTCTGGTCGACCCAGGTACTGACCCAGCGGTCCACCACCCATGAAAGCAAACGGAGTGTTCAAGAAGTCAGCACCAAACTGCGTCTCCTGAATCATCTCCCTTACATTGTTTCTACGCTGTGCAGCCAGTGGCCCAGTCTTAACAAATTTCCCCGCTGCTTTGTACAGGTTGTCTGTTGCGTGGGCTGTGACCAGACGGTTCATCCACTCGCCCTTCTCGAAGAGCTTGAGTGACAAGTCTGAGAACTTCTGCATACGGGTCTTACCCTGAGATACAGGAGAAGTAGGCAGTACTGTGTTGTCTAGTGTGTTGATCACATCAGGACCAATGCCCAAGTCGTCGGCATGACTAAAGTTCTTGCGGATCAAAGCTACCTTGGTTGCATCGTCTATGTTCAGACCACCAACAGCTAGACGGTCGGACATGTAACCGCCCATCTCTTTCATTGCTTGACCGTATGCCTTGATCGTATTACCTACCCCCATGTAGGTTGCACCCAGGAGCCACGGCTGGGTCAGGTTCAAAACCACAGCCGCAGGATTGAACCCCAGGTGTGTCATGTACAGGTATCTAGCAATGCCACCGTTCTGTCCAGCACCTACAAAGTAAGCAGGCTTTTCTGCAAAGTCGTCGAGTGCACCAATCACCTTCTTCCCTAGTTCAGTTTTGTCCAGCTTAATGTTCTTTAACAAACTCGAGACAGACTTCGCACCAAGAGCGGTTTGGTGTACCAGCATGTTTTCGGTTGAGTTAGCAATGTTTGATCGTCCCAGCATCTGTGGAACCAAAGTGTCTTTGATGATTCCTCTAAGCGATGCTTCACGAACACTGCCATCTACTTGGTTAATCGCATCTCCGAATGTGTAATAACCTCTCTGACCTTTAAATGGTTGCTTCTCAATAGGCAACTCGTTTAGTGACTGTCTGTGGTTTACAACAGTGCCACCAAAACTATCCGGGTCATATAGGTTTCGTTCACCAGCTGTTTTAGAAGTCGGGTTATCGTCGTAGAACTTCTGAGAGTTCTTGTTTGCTTTACTGGTTTCTTCCCACACATCGGAGTAGTTGATTACTCCTGGTGTGCTGGTGCCCCTTCCAACTCTTCGTGCCCCATGAATAAACAAAGAGTAGGAGTTAGCCATATTGTTTGAGTAAAACTGAGCAGCGTCGTGCACACCTAACCTAGAAACAGTGGCGGTAGTTCCTTCAGCTTTAGCTGAGTTAGCAGCACGAGTTAATCTTGTCTCAAGCTTGTTTACGTTCTCAAGCAACTCAGCATCGTCCCCACTCATTCTCCTTAGAACCTGAAGATCTTCTTGGGAATAGATGCTGCTGGAGTATTCCTTATGCCTGGGCATCGTCTGTCCTGCAGCGATTGCCTGTGCTTCTCCCCTGACCTGTTTCCCCGCTGTTCGATTGGCTGACTTGAGAAGGGAAGAACCCATCTCGTTGACGTTGTCGTACATCTTGGGATGGTAGAATCCGTTACCCAAGTTGTTAGCCATGACGTTCTTTACTACGTCGGACACCTCGCCTGTTCTGAATGCCATCCTTGCATCGGAACCTACAAGATTCATAACCTCTTGGATTGTTCTCATTCCCGGGTCGTCAGAGAAATCGTCCCTGATACTAAACAGTGTCTCGGATTTTTCTGATCCTCTTTGTGCGTTGGACCTGTACAAGTTTACGACTTTGTCTTCGTCAATAAACTCCTTGGCTACATTCGGATCAGACATAATCTCGCGAAGAGACAAGTCGGATGCTTCAACAAGATCGTCCTGCAAGAACATTCTCTTGGCAGTCTCGTCGTAGTAACTTCGGTATGCAGTGACAAGATCTTCAGCACCGTTCTGTCGTAGTATGTCATCTACGATAAGTGGATTCATTACAGCATCTGCTTGAACAGCGGTGGTATTGAAATCTACTCTTGGAGCTCTACTAGGTGCAACAAGTCTGACACCTGAAACTGTACTGTCAGCTTCTAGTACTGATATCCTGGCTCTTGCATCTTCCACGTCATTAAACACGGCTTTGGCTTGACGACCATTAATGACGTATTCAACTTCAAAATCTTGTACTTCCAGCTCGGGTTTAGTAACTGTCCTAGTTACGTTTCTATCCATACCCGACAGCCGACCGTGTATCGCAGCATCCAGATCCTCAAGTAGCTCGCGGTGTTTGATCGGAGCCTTCTTAGGATCCAACGAAGTAACCTTGATTCCCCGACTACGGAGGTTAGCAATCACCTTTTCGGTAGCAGGAGTTATGGACTCGTTGAAGTAGTTGAGCTGGTTAGCCCGCTCAGTCGCTACCTCTTTCATAGCCGGTAGTAGCTGCGTGTTCCTGAACGCTTGATTCGCAGTCAAGAAGTTCCAACCAACCAAGCGGGGAGCTTCCTCTCGCACAAACGTGTGAAACTTAGGAGCAACCTTAAAGATGCCTTCGCTCGTTCCCTTCACGCCTGCTTTAATTGCAGACATACCACCAGGTGTAGTAAGAAACGCAAGCCATACCCAAGGGTTGGTAGCAATGTCGACAAGAGCACCACTAATCCCATCAACACCATTGGATGTTTTGTATTCAGATAGAAGAGACTCTCGCTCATTTGGTGTGAGTGTGGAGTTTCCAATGCCTGTAGCTTCTGACACACCAGAAAGAAATCCCTTACGGGTTGCTTCTCCCTCCGCAAGCTGAGAAAAAGCCAGAGTAGGAAGATCGTAAAGAGATACCGGTTGAAACTGCGTCGGTTGGAATTCAGTAGCCATGATAAAAAAGGGCGGCCAGATTTAACCGACCGCCCTTGTACTCAACAAACGAGAAAGGGTTTCTTTATCAGCGTACTCGAGTGCGAACTCTCAAGGTAACTACACCAAGTTTTGCGGTACTGGTTCCCGTACACTTAACAGTGATAGCTGAACCTGCTTCAACAATGTTAGCAGTTTCAACAATAGTGAAAGTTGATACCTTGTTATTCAATGCCGTAGCATGAGTAACTGCATTACTCAGATCTACACCTGAAGCAACTGCAGTACCGTCTGGACACTTCTCAAGAGTCCAGGTGGCATCATCGTCACCAAGAGCAAATCGAATAAATGCTGCATCAACGATCGTGTCGCGTTCGCAGTAATGAATTGTTTGGTTATTTGAAACTTCACCAGAACCATCTGACTGCAACACTACAGAGATTGTTTGGAAGTCATCGGGACATTCTTGGATTGGGAGGACTACTTCGCCAGCCATTGTTCTAAACTCCTAGTTCGTTGAGGAACTGATCTTGTGGGGCCATCGTTGGTCCCGGTTGTTGTAACTGAGGATTAGATGCCATACCAGAGGCAATCTGTTCCATGAGGTCAGTGCGTGGATTACCGCCAAGTATCACCGCACCCTGCGGCAAGCGTCTTCCAGCAATGATCTGATTGTATAGATGTGGATTAGCAGCTGCAAGCCTTGCGGACTGTTTAGCTATTTCTTGTTCCACAGCCTGTTGTCTTGATGCCAACCCCTGTTGGATAGCAGATTGTTGCTTTTCAAACTCCAGATTCTTAAGCAGGTCTTCTGTCTTCTGGTTGCTAAAGTCCTCGGCAACCCCTTTAACCAAAGGAGCCCCGATCATATCAGCAAAACCCAACCCGCCTAAAGCAATACCCGCCGTCTGAAACGGATGTTTAGCTGGAAACTGGTTTAAAGCTCTAAGTTCCGGCTGCTTAGACAGTCTTGGAATTACGGACCTAAGCCCCCTGAGTGCACCAATCATCCGAAGGCTCCACTATTAAGTAGGTCATCTACAGTTGTTCGTGCAAGACCCGGTGTCTGTGCAGCCATCTCGTATCTTCCTCCGGTGTTCTGTGCTTCCGCCATATTAGCCAAGAACTCAAGCTCCCTTGCCAGCTCGTCTCCCTCCCGAATAGGATTCCTTGACGTATAAACATCCCGAGCGGCGTCTTCTTCTAGGCGTCGACGTAGGCTTTGAGAATTAACCATGTCTCCTACACCGGCAAAATCTTGAAGGACATCATAAAGTATCATGGCTGCCGCCACAGGCGGGGCAGCTCTACCAACTACTCCTCCAATACCTTTTAAAGTCCCAAGACCTTTAAGTTTCCCCGCTGCATTTTTAAGGGCATCAGAAGTTCTTGCGGGATTGCCTCGGCCCGGTGCTCTGTTCTTACGAGCAGATCTTTGTTCGTCTGAAGATCTAGACGGACCTTGTTCTGCTTGTCTTGAAGATTGTCTTGCTCTTCGACCAGCAGCCCTAGCTCTAATTTGCCTTGCACTTCTTCGTCCTCTTTGGTTTTCTGGACGAGGTCTTCTTGGCCCTCTTTCGTTTTTAACCTCGGCTGAAGTAGATGAACTAGGGGCAGCGTTTCTATTGGTTCCTCCCTCATCAGAAAACAACATGTCTTGAACTGAAGCACTAGCAGTACTGCCGTATGGTTTACCCACACGCCCAAGCTGTCTGTTCCTAGCATTATCAACGTACACTCTAGCCATCGGTATTCTCGCTTTCGTAGCCTCGGATGATGCGGTCGTTGGGGATCCGCTCAAGTGTTTTAGGTTCTACCTCGGCTCCGATGCCTACAAAAGACGTATCGGTTTCTTGGTCATAGTATGTCCAAACAACTGCTCGGTCCCGAGTCATGAAGCGACTCTTCCTGTTGGACCAGGTGTAGGTTCTGATGTCTTTAGGGGTTATCTTTTTCCCCGCTACCTTTAGTAGTTTGTCTTCTGGGACTGTGTTTACCAAAGGCATGTTCTTGACTACAAAATCAGAACTCAACATGTCGACGAGAGAGTAACCCTTCTCGTCGTGAGTCTTTGATGCTTGAGATGCTATTTGTTTCCAGGGGGTCACCGGTTCTCCAAGTTCTCTTGTTCTCTCATGAACTGACTAGCTTTGTCTGTTCGACGCATAGCGTCTATCTCATCGAGTGCCCTTGAGTCCGAACCCTCTTGAAGCAAGTCTGCTTTGGCTGCATTATACGCGGCTATCTCAATAGCGTCGAACGCGGGATTAGGATGTCGTTTTGGAGCAGATACTTCCTTGCCTGCCTTCACGTTATCAAACCGTTCTTGCTGCCTAGTTATTGCTTCATCTCTGAACTTAAGAAGCTCATCTCTAGTGGGGTTGAAGTAGTCGTAGGTTTCCACGTTTCCTTTTGCAGGACCGCTGAACTGCCCAAGAGCATTCAAGCTTTCAATATCCATACGACGTTGTCGTTCTATTGAGTCAGAGATTGCTTCTGTCATCTGATAAGGATCTTGTTTGAATCCAACAGAAGCCTCTCTCCAAGGAGCAAGCATCTCTGTAATAGCAGAAGAAGCACCAAGCAACTCAATTCGGCTAGAGTGTCTTTCTCCCATTATCTCTTCAAATCCGGACATCCACTTTCTTGCTGTCTTAGCTTCAGCTGCGGCAAGTTTCTTTTTGCTTTTGAATACGGTTGTCAAATCTTCTTGACTCATATCCAAAGATTCGGAAGCAGCTGCAATTCTTTCGCTACCTTCTGCAGTCTTGCCTAGGTCTGTAATGCTTATGGCTCTTTGACGGTCCAAGTTATCAGCCCAGTCAGTTCCTACAACTTGAGCAACGTCGCCAACAATCTGCCCGATCAAGGCGTTGTCTTGTTTCATCTGTTCCAGACCAGCATCTCCTTCAACAGAAGGGACGTTCAACAAACCATCAATCTGGTTCCTAATAGCTTCAAGACCTCCTCCTGCTCCGGAGTATTCTTGATTGGATTCGAGATCAACCCCCAAAGAATTTCTAAGGTAGTTAGTCATGACACTAACAGCAGCTTCATTACCTTTTTCGGCTGCTCGGTTAATCTGAAACTGGATGTCTTGGATCTCAGAACTGTTCTGGATGTATCCCTTGACAACTATGTTCATGATCTTGTTTGATTTAGATCTAATGTTGTCAAGTCGAGTGACATCTTTTATGCCCATGCTCTTTGCAGTCTCGTAGGCAACGTCGCCTATGTTAGAAGTAGCAGTAGACATGTTTTTGAAGTATTGCATCTTGCCTAGGGTTTCGGAGTTTAAATAACCATCGTCACCAAAGGCATCTAGTTCTGTTTCAACTAGAGCGTTTCTGTCTCCTAGAGCTCCAAAAGCAACTGTCTGTGCGGCGTACTTAAGATTCTTTCCGCTTCGCTCAAAAAATCCCTTTTCGGTTTTGTTAACCGCATTGATCATTTCTTGCATACTATCTACTTGATCAGCCTCATTGCCTGCTACAGGATCCGCATAAATGCTGCTTATACCTGGAACCCAACCATAACCATATCTCATGTAGTCCGTAGCAAAGTCTCCTCCTCCGGTTGACATAGCTTCAGAGACATCCCCTCTATCGACTTTCATGTCTGCGATGCTTCTTCTAAAGGAATTCTGAACTATCGCATCGGAGATAAATGTTCTTCGTGTTTTATCTATGTTTCCTTGGTCATACATTCCAAGAGCACGGGACAAGAGCATCGCTCTGTTTGTTTCTTGCTGCAACTGGTCAGGAGCAAGGTAGTCGTTGATGCTTGCAATCTGGGATAGGGCTTGACCTTCCATCTCGCCAAGAGGTTTCTTGTAACTTTGGAGAACAGACCTATTCAAAATGTCATTCTCGACAGCTGCAAGATGACCTTCAACTTGAGCAGATCTAGCTTCACCAGGGAACGAAGTAACTTCGTTAACCCCAAGCTGACGATTGTAGTTTGTATAGTTCTGCTCTGCCGCTTGAGACGCAGACTCTGCTTGCCTCATGTTAGTTGGGACATTACCCCCGTAACGTTGATTGAATTCAGCAATAACCATCTCTTGTTGGAATTGTTGCTGCTGTCTACTTAAATCTTGATCGGCCATACCTCTACGGTGGGCTAGGTTCATGCCCATACGTTGGTTTTTCAACTCACCAACTTTCCCCGCTGAAGCTACAAAGCTATTAAGGAGTTGTCCCGGATCGCCAAATGGTCTTGCTGGTTGATTGCTCATACGTCTGTTGTCCCGCCACTAAAGTTTGCAGACCCCATGGGAGCTGCTCCACCACCTACATAGTCATCTGGAAGTGAAAAAGCTTGTGTCATATCAAAAGGATTGCCTTGCCAAGCAGCACCTAGACCAAAAGCTGTCTGAGTATTGGGGTCTAGTCCTGCACTCATCAAAGCCATGGACTGGGCAAAAACAACATTAACTGCGTCCATTGCCACAGGGTAATTAAACTGTCTGTTTGTGTACATGGCAGCCAAATCCCTTTTACCACTAAGCTCAATCTGTTTACCTTGAACCATTGTCTGAGACATATTAAAGATGTTAGTGGCAAACATCTGAGCTGCATTAGATATGTTCGTCATAAAGCTGTCTTGCACCTGTCCCTCCAAAGCTGTGAGTTGTGCGTATCCTTGGGACAACATGGCTTCGTTTCTTGCATCAAACTCAATAGCTTTAAAACCAGCACTCATAGCTTGAGCGTCGTACTGTGCTCCAAGTTGTTGTGCTTGCATCAACATTCCAGCAGAAGTATTCATAACGCTTACTGCATTTTGATTCAACGCAGCATTGTTCTGGCTCGACGCTTGGGCCAGTGCTACGTTTGTAGCACTAGAAGCATTAAGAGTCTGGACTAACCCATTAGCAGCAGCCAAGTTTTGTTTAGCAGCTTCGTTGTTCAAGTTAGTTGCCGTGCCTTGAAGTTCAGCGTCATATCTTGCTTTGTTCTGTATCTTGAGAGCAGCCTTTTGCTCATCAGACATGTTTTGATCCATAGCCAACAGATCTTGAGTAGACCTAAAGGACTCTTCCATACCCGCTATCTTGGCCTGGATCGTTGCAGTAAGGTTTAACTCAAAATCGTCTCTGGCTTTTTGAGCCGTCTCGACCATGTAATCGTCCCTGTCTTGGACTCTCTTTGAGTAATCATCAAACTTTTTCTTGGATTCTTTACGCCAGTCGTCGGATTCAACCATCCACTGACTAACTGCATCTTCAATTTTTGCAGTTCTTGCGTCACCCTTTGCCTGAATCTTTTCCATGTACTCACGCATCTTGTCACTACCAAGAGCGTTAGATTGAAACTGATCTTCCAAAGTAAGACGGTAGTCTTCAAGACGTTCAAGCTTTGCGTTTCTTCCTTCTTCTCCCGCATCAAGTTGTTCTTGATACATATCCATAGAAGATTCCGAAAGACCTGCTTGTAGTTGACTAAGAAAACTATTGAAGTCGTTAAGGGATGACCCTGATGTGTTGATGCCTTGCTGGTAGGATTGTTGCCTAAGATTTTCAAGGTCAGTAGTTCTTTGCATATCCCCGAAGGCAATGCCAAAAAGCTGATTGGTTAGGTTAGGCATATTTTCAGGACGCCCCGCTGTCCCGGGATCCATGCCTGAGTCAAGATTTGCTTCATATGCCCCTTGGAAATTAGGCTGCATAGAGCTAAACATATCGTCATAGCTTTGAGACACACCATACGGATCCTGGCCCGCATTCATGAAGTTGCTTTCTTGCCCGAAGAATGAATCTTCGGGATTGTCGTAGTAATCGCCGTATGCCATATGTATCACATTCCTACGTTCGGTCTGGTGTTCCTGGTTGTGGGTAGAACCTTGCCTATAACAATACCTGATAGAAGCCTGAAATCCAAGTCTGGACATATGACTTCTAGCCCCGGAGCTATCGAAGATCCCTTGACTCCGTGCATACCCTGCATCGCCAGAGCCGCTGCCGTATCTTCCCCGAATGCTACTGCATTGACAGACTCGTTGTCTTGTACCGACTGGACCTTTGCGTTGTTGAGGTCCGTTGGGAATCGGTTATCTACCGGAGTTGGGTTAGAGCCTTTGAATGCCAGCCCGCTATATCTGGCATCCTTAGAACTATCCGTTGAGGGAGGCCCAACCACATCGGTAAATGCCACCTCCAAAGAGTCCATATGCTTCAGGGTGTGGTAGTCGTTTGAAGACCCGAACTGCGTGCCTTCTTCTGAGTTCAGTCCAATATTGTGGCCAATCCACCGCATGTAGACAGGCGACACACAGACGCGAGAACCAGCGGGGAGACTATCTAGAGTGGCGTCAGCAAGCGTAAGTACCGCCTTTGATGAAGCGTCTACCCCTCCCGCACCTATCTCATCTATGTCTGGAGTAACAATCTTGATGATCTTAGATTTCTTGCCAATGTAAGAGGAGGTCGAAGAATCCATGACATACACATAACCTCCAACCCAGGCATTGGAAACCTTTGTTCCATCTGCGTTGTCGATGGTTAGAACCTTGGAGGACACGGAACCATGCGTAGAGAATCGGGTATCTCCTTGGCCGTCCATCAGGGTTAAGCGAGTCTTACCGTTGAATGCAGATGTACCTGAACCGGCAATGGTTCTCTCGTACTTGTAGTCGTGGGAGTAGATCCGGGGCTTGAAGCCCTGAGCACCTGTTTCGGAGGGGGGATTCTGAAGGAACATGGCACGGTCTACAAGCTCGTCGGATCTTATATCTGGGTTGTTTGGCCATGGACCCTTCTTGACTTGGGTGAATGACATGTCCTTGAGCATCGTAGACTTGCCTGTGTTGAACCAAAGGCAGAGGACTTCTTCCTTACTCGGGTCAAGGATGAACATAACTGAGCCTGTCGGGTCGTAAGACATATGGACATTACTCAGATCGCGTGGCCAGTAGGTAGAAATGTGGTGGTCGAACGCACGAACGTCGTCTAGCTGCCCCTTAGTGTTCAGAGCTTTGACCCCCTTTGGAGTCATGTAGTACATAGAAGAACCCACACCCTCCAGTGAGTTGGCTCCTGTGGTTCCAAAGCCTTCGTGCAGGTCCATTACCTTCATGAAGGCAATACCCATTCCACTGTCTTTGCGGATGTTGTAAGCACGATCTCGACTGAATCCATAGACCACATCCCCAAGAGTCTTGAGTGCAATGATCTCGTTTGAAGGAACCACGGGAACGTACCGGTTAAAAGGAGAGAACATCTCAGGAGAGTTCTCCATCATAGATGACCACCTAAGCTCTCCTATTCCCCGCTGTACGTCTTCGATTCTTTCTTCTGTCGACGAGGACGCCCCTGCGTTCTTGATACGGGACACCAGGAGAGTGTTGCCGTACCAAAGCATACTGCCCCCAGCTGGCATCTTCTCGTCAAAGACAGGCGTCTCCGTCCTGTACGTGGGCTGATACAAGATAGACATATCTTCAAGTTTGTAGGGATACACAGCTCTTCTATAGTCTGTGTTAGTTGGCTGGTTGCCGTCAATGATGTAGTCTTGGAGTTTTGCAATTCGATCCAAGCTCAACACACCAGCAACGCTAACTCCTCCTGCGTCCTGTGTGTTTACAGAACGGTAGAAGTATGCGTGATCATACTTTGTCTTGTCGTACACCAGATCAATGAAAGCAAAGTTCTCGTCGGCTGTAAAATCTTCTTCCTTTACAGTGAGTACTTCGGTGAGTGCAGATCGTCTTCCGGTCTTACTGTCGTAGAGAACATAGGAAAATACATAGTTTCCTTTTTTTAGTCTCTTCAAGTCAGAAACTTGTTTCTCTTCTCCCTCACCCTCAAACTCGCAGATTGCAGGATCTACGGTGAACGTGATGATTTCACTGGACTTGTTTTGCACTGGCTCACAGCACATCGTTCGCCATACAACCTGGACCTGATACTCCCCCGCTGAGAAGTTATCGCACCCAAAGACCGAGGCCATATTGAAGTGGGTTATGTAGCAGTTCGCATGACTGTTACCTCCCTTTTCAGTATCGGTATACCCAGCTGCAGTTGCAAACGACTTGGCTTCCTCGTTCACCAACACAATGTCTCTTCCTCCGTTAGGAACAAACTGGGCAAACTTTCCTCCCTTGGAGTTTGAAACGTACGTATACATCTCATTTCGTTTCTTCTCGTCAATCTTGAGATTGACGTTGGTAGCTGCAAGCTGAAAGTTTCCATAACCTTCTGGGTTGTTCGTTCCCTCGACAAAAGGATTTTCTGCGTCGTTCTTCTTTCTAACGTAGATATCCATTTTGCAATTCCAGATCTTAAACTCATGCGAAGGATTGTTTCCTTGCGCAAACGTGTACGTAAAGATCTCGATAATTGGAAGTTGGTTTACTTGGTTACCATCTGTTATTGAGTTGAGTTTGTAGTTACAAATCGTTCGTCTAACAGCTTGTTTGTTTGGACTGGCAAAGGGATCTGGACCAGGATTTACAACTCCTCCCGGAGAAATTCCAATGTGTGGAATAGCAAGCTCCAAAAGCTCGGAGCAAGTAGGGTCATCAACATCCGTTCCAGAGTTCCCGTCATTCTCTGTTTCAGGAACTTCGTCCCCGTCTCCTGCCTCTCCTCCGTAATCAAAGTCGCAATCAATGAAACCGTACACCGCATCGTTCTGGTTGTTGTTAGCAATTTGGATTTGGTTGTAGGTCTCTACAATCTCAGCGTTGGTTCCTCCGTTATAAAGGACACTGTCAATTGTGTATCCCCCGTCAAAGAGAGGTTCTCCAATACTCTTGTAGATTCCTGAGTTAGGTGCTGTCACCGAGAAGATCAAACGAGCATTAGATGGCACAGTGACAGGAGAAGGAGTATCAACCACGTATGCGTTTTGCCAACCTTGGAATGGCCCTTCCAACAAAGGCTTTGGACCTGGCCCTGTTTCTTCTTCTATTACCAAGCTGTGCCTGACAGCACAAGAAACACTTGCAACAGAGGTAGCTGCACTTGCAGATTGCGGCCCAACCCCCCCGGTAAAGTCAGTCTTAGTTATCAGTTTTGCAGCATCAGTGCTTAGAACCACTGAGGTGTTTCCAACCGTACCTAATACCAGTTGTTTCAGTCCCAGTTTCTTGTCGTTAATTGCGTATGCAGTTATTTTTGTATTGTCAGACGCTGCTGCAATAACTCGTACAGTTGCCTTCACTTGCTCTGTGAGAGAGAGTTCTTCTTGGATGCCAATGATATATCTACCATCAGTATCCTGATCTCCGTTCTGGTTTGTAGAAGACCTGTCATAGATGTAGATGTGAGAGTTACCTTCCCCGTCTACAAGAGTCATAGTTGAGTTGGTTAGCATGGTTCCGCCACCAGCAAATCTCTCTGGTGGAGGTGGGCTTGTATTGTTGTTAAACCCAAAGAAAGTAAATATAGGTTTGTTTCCTCGGGCATCACCCAAGGACTGTTGCATATTTACTTGTCCAGCAGTACCACTTCCGTTGGCGGTTACCGTGAATCTTAGGTTCGATGAAGTACTAGCAGATCCCCCTCCGGCAAAGTCAGCTACTGCGCCTCCACTTGTAGCGGTGTTCATAGCAGAGTCTGTGGTTACTGTTGTATTACCACCCGAGGTGGTCTCGAGCTGACGGAAGGTAAGTTTGCCTACAACACCGATGTCTTCTTCAACAGATAGTCTTTGTTCTGTGTTTAGTGTAGTTCCGTTCCAGTCGACGGTTCCTCCGCTAAATGCGGTAGGTGCTGGATTAATATAGGAATCTAATTTACTTCCCGAAGCAACCACGTTGTAAGTGATAGTCGAGTTACCCGCAACTCCTTCAGTTTGTTGGGTAAGAGTTACAGTCTTAGCTGAAACAGTAGCAATTATCTTTGGGCTAGAACCCCCGAACGCATTAGAAGAATTGACTGCAGAAGCAAATTGTTGTGCGGCTACACCTGGAGAAGCACTAGCAGAAACCCCCACAAAGATCTGACTACCGCCCCCAACGTCTCCTGTAGTCTCTCCTCCAGTGCTGAACTCAAACAACCTTGAAGTTCCATCCGTAGATACGATTGTAACCTTCGGTCCCTCGCCCGGATTCTCGAAGAAATTAAATGTCGCCGTTGCTTTTGCCGGACTTGCGTTGTGTCCGTTAGCAGAGTTGATAGCTTTTCTCAGGTAGTAAGCTGCCTCATTCTTACCCGCATCTGTGTTTCCTGATCCGTTGTAGAACAAAACATCAGTGCCATCCAGGGTTCCATTTGACTCAAGAGTTGCTGTTGCTTTGTAATTAACTGTCTTATCCGTGCCAACACTGGATATAAGTTGTATCTCAGATCCGGCTGCAGGTTGATTATCAAACGTGAGTGTCGTAGTTCCAAAGCCCCCTGTCGAGTTGTGTCCGCTTGCACTATCGACAGCAGCCTTGAAGTTCGTAGCTGCGGCAGTGGCTTCTGTTGCCGCAACGATGGTTGCACCAAAAGCACTTGGAGGGTTTACGGAACAGTTTGCATTCCAACTACCACTGACAGCTATTGCAGTTCCGCCCTTTGTTCCGTCATACACAGACTGAGTCAAAGTCAAGTTTGCACTGCTGGGGGTGTATGTTGTAGCAATTGTATTTTCATGGCCTAAAGCATTGATAACCGCAGCTTTCAATCCAGCTGCTGTGTCCGCAGCACTACTGCCTCGCGTAAACTCAACAGTAAACCCACCCCCGGTAAAGGCAGACGGAGGATTAACCGAGCAAGCGTTTGTGAAGGAAGAACCAGAGCCCACGTTGGTGTTGCCATCGGCAAGCGTACCAGTTGATAAAGCAGCTGTGTCTTGGGTCAAGTTGACAGTAGTTGATGTTGCTACCGCAGCTGTAATACCTATTGTGTTTGCAGCATTATTGATTGCAGCTACAAGATTAGTTGCGGAATTTGCAGGACTGTCTCCTCGCTTGAACATCAAGAAAGAAGAATCAGCCTCATTTCCAACTTGACCGTTTTCATAAGTACCCGCTGTTTCTTCTGCGTCCGTCATGCACTTGTAAATTCTAGTAACAGGACTTGCAGAATTGTCAGTTAGAGTCAGAGTACTTCCTTCTACAGCTTTAAATTCAAACGTAAAGGTAGCTGTTGCCTGGGTCTCGGATGAACCCTTAACTGCGGGACTACCACCGGCTGCGGCTTCGTAGATTCTTTCTTTGCCGTTTGTGTCGATGAGTTTGATTGTTTCATTCGCAGGCATGGCACCACTAAAGGTAAACTGGCCTGTAGTAAATGCAGTAGCTCCGGAGTTAAAGAGAACGTAATCAACCCCACCTGATGATTCTATAGTTCCGTTGGTTGCTCCACCCTTAGCTTTGTAATAGATGTTTCTTCCATCACTAGACTCTATTTGTATTGCGCTTCCTTCTTCCGCCCTTTCCGTAAACTTCCAACTTGCTTCTGCTTTGGAATTTGTCCTTGTTGCAATTATCCCCTTCTCACTGACAGAGGTAATAATATTTGTGGAAGGGACTACAGCGTCAAAAGTAAGAGACGCAATAGCGGGACAGTAGCTACTACCATCCGAAGATGAGGTGCAGTCTCCACCCGCAATGCAACCAATACTGTGTGACGTGCTTGTCTCGTCAATCCCAGGAGGGTCTTCTGTCACATAGAACAGAATAGGATCTACTCCCCGAACACCTACGAATACCATTCGACCTGTAGACTCGACATCCATAGGCTCCGTAGAACTTATGTTTGCTTTGATTACATTGCCCGTTGAATACACGTCACATTCAGCAAGGTAGAAGTCTAGGAAGATATCTGCCTTGTCGGTTGTAGATCCACCCGTGAACTTAGCGGGGACATTGACGGAGCACGCACTGTTCCAACTACTTGAGACGGTAATTGCAGTGTCCCCGGACTCACCAACAGTAGCCTGGGTAAGAGTTACTTTTGCTCCAACTACCTCAACTGCAACAGTGTTGTTATGCCCTAAACTTGCTTCAATTGCAACCTTAAGAGCAGCTGCGTTTTCATTAGCACCTGTATCGTTTCGGAATATGACTGAAGAGTCGATGCCTCCCGTAAAAGCCGAAGGAGGATTTACGCTGCACTTCTCATTGAAGTCGGGCGTTGTCGACACCACAATGGCTTTATTCCCCGCTAGTCCTTGAGTTGCGTCAAGTCCTCCGTCGTTTTGGGTCAGGGTTAGTTTGCCTCCTCCATCGTCAGTTACGCTGATCGCTCCATTGTGTCCGGTGGTGGCCAGGATTGCGGTTCGGAGATTTGCAGAGGAGTCTGTGTTGCTTGCACCTACCTTGAAGATGATGTTACCCGTGGCGTCTACCGTCCCATTAGAGTCGGCGTCGTCGTTAGATCCCATGTATGTCTTAGATAGACCAGCGGAGCCAATGAGAGTTATTGTTCCGCCTAGCTGGGCAACAGCGTTAAACGTGAAAGTTGCGGTAGCAGAAACAGCAGAGGATTCAGTACCACTGGTTCCGCTAGACGCAGCTTTATAAACCTTGGTTACTGGGGTGCCTGAGTTATCAATGATCTGGATAGTTTCGTTTACACCAACTGCACCACTGAAAGTGAATGTAGCAGATGAGCCTTGGTTGGGTCTTTGTGCTCGGTAGACAAAACCATAGCCGTAGGTATCAAAGTCGATGTTGAATGTAATAGGGAAGAAGTCGGTGACATGGGTGCTTGTATTGTGGTAGGTAAGGTTCACGCTATCAGCAGCGTGGGCCGTAGTTCCCCCGTCAGAGGTGAGCATATCTAGATCGTAGATATTCTTGAACCCCGAGAAAGGTCGAAGACCCCCGGATAGCTGCCCGTCAAAGCCAGCTAGTTCGGAAGCGTACCCCGGCTTTACACCAGGAAGAGCTACCCGCTTGTCTTGACTTACCTCGGTTAGGGGGTAATACCACTTGCTTGAAATCTCATTTGCCATTTCGTCTAACCGTCTTTATTGTTTTTTCTTTATCGTACCAGCCCAAGGTGTCTTCCATCTCAGGCAGTGAATTACAGTATTCTTCCAAAGCCTCTTCTATGGGCTTATGCCTAATCGTATCAAGTTTACTGTCCGGGTTACAGTTGAAGATCTTCAGTCCGTGGTTTTCAAAGTGGGATTGGAGAGCCTTAAATCTTCTCCTCAATCCTTCGTAAGTGTTGTTGTTACCTTGGATGGAAGTATCCCACCTGTCTTGGGGGAACGCATAGTTCTGTTTTCCGGGCGTCATATTGAAGTCGCACCCCAACATATAGATAGTCCTGAACCCCAAGTAATAGCAAAGCCGGACGGCTGCCAGCATCACGCTCCGACAGCCTTTGATGCCTAGAAGATCCTGAGTCTTCCCGTCTTGACCCCAGTTAACCGTGGACTCGGTGAGAAACGTAGTTGGATCGAACTCCAGATTCCTGTTGTAGTAGAGGACCCCGGGACAATCTCCTGCCTTAGTCGACAGGTTGAAAAACCCCTTATCTGTTTTGGTCCTGAGCTGGTGGTTCTGTTTCCCGTTGGGGATTAGCTTGGTGATCCTGGGGTCACGCCACCCTCCGGAGAGAAACTTCTCTACCCCGTCCATGCAAGTCCAGAAAGTCGGTCGGTACACAGACCAGCTGTTGTTGACCCCGAAAGTGTACGCATTTATCTCCCGCAAACACTCAAGCGGGGAATCCAACAAAGACGGGCCCGACAAAAGCAAGAAGATGCTCGAACCGTAATACAAATCCTTCAAGTCAACCTTGTTGTTATCCCTCGAGTAAAGACAGAAGTCTCTTTTGTTTCCTCGGTTTCGAGGTTCAGGAGGAGAAGAAGGTTTACTTTTGAGATTGAAGTGGGCTTCTGGCCTATCATCTCTCATCAGCAGCAGTTACTCGTCGTGTATTGTTCGTCTTCGTAGATCTTGCAGTTACCGTTCTGACCCACCTCAACGCCTTGGATTGTCTTGCAACAACAGACGCTGCCTCCTCCGTCGCACTCTATCTCGTATTCCCAAGTAATATTGACAATGATTGGGTTGTTGGTTCCACAACCACAACCTTCCATTCCCACTGGAACATTGAGTCTTGGGGGACCAAGCTGGCTTGTTTGGTTGTAGTGTTCCCAGTAAGGATTACCTGATCCTGGTCCTTGGTCTGGTCCGACTAGATCGCTATCGTCGAAGGTAAATGTGTTTCCTCCGCAGGTAATTGTTACGTCAAAGTTAGGTTTCTTGAAGTCGATAACCGGAAGACCAGTGCACAGATTAGCTCCGCATGACTGTGGCGTAGTGCATAGGTGAGTTCTATCTGGGTTAAGGGGATCAAACTGTTTCTGCATATCAGGAGCTTGATCACCCTCGTTGTAGGGTTGTTCAAGTGGGATATACCCGTTTACGCAATCAGGATCATTCTCTGGTTCTTCTGGTTGTTCAGTCTCTTCTCCGCCCGGACCAAACTGCAAGATATTAGGGAACCCTCCTCCCTCGGTTTGGGGATTGTTCCAGCCTGAACTATCTCCAGAAGCATCAGTTCCTGTCTGTCCTGAAGGAGGCTGGGGAGGAGACCCCGAAGTAACTGCAAAGCTACTGACAAAGGTTTCAGTAAACGAAGGAGGACTGGGACTGTTGAAGGTGCCTGTAGAGAAGGAGAGTGTTGTGCCTCCTCCTCCAATTGGGAACGAAGGTGGCTCAGGTGGAGTCCCAACAACGGGTGGCGTTTCAATAATAGGATTTCCGGGGATTCCTATTCCCGTGTTTCCTTGATATCCGTTACCCGGACGCATGAATCCAGGATTAACACCCATAACCGAACTACCCGAGCCCTCGGCCATTGGGGGCCCCTCGAACCTAAGCTCTCTAAGAAACCCAATCCTCTCCTCTTCTAGCCCGTCTGGAGATCTACTGATGTCCGTCTGTAGGGATATGGAAAGGGCGTGGTTATTAGGATTGACCCCTAGGCTTCCTTGACTCATTACTCACCCAACAACAACTGTGCATTGTTATCTACAGTTTTCTTGTCGTAGAACTTACCAGTCCGTGCCTGCATGTTAGACAGATTATCACCCACAGACTTCATAGCCATCTTGTATTGAAGAAGAATAAAATTCATCTGCTTCTGCGTTATGTTTCTAGCTGTCCCCAAGTTAATGGAACAAGCACAAGCTATGGCTTGGTACAACGAGTTCATTCCGACAGGAGCAACTTCGTACTTTCTACCACTTCCTGTTGAATGGGTAAACGGTATGTGGACCGTAGCAGTTCTTGTGTCAGCTACGTAGGATTTGATTACACGCTCTTCAATCACATCTGTACTTGAATCCCAGACTCTTAGGATTGCTCCCGCATAAGCATTTTCACGTCGGTCTACAGACCCCAGAGTAGGAGCATTATCAAAAACAAACGTAGTGGAAGAAGCAAGGTTCCCCCCGTCCGAATCAAAATGGGGTTGGAAGTCTCCGTTTGGAATGTAATGAACATCCACACTTTGGCCAACTCCGGGTAGAGGGCGAAACGAGAGCATGTTCCCTTGAAGCTGCCAGTTTGGTCCTCGGGGATTGAACTCATTACGAGGACTCATCTCCTGGGTCACACGATTTTCTGTGTCAAGAATAGCAATCCGGTACACCTCTCCGACATTAGGAGGAAGGATGTAATGTTCCGTGCTCTTCTCCAGAGTTATGGAGTGACGGATTCTAATTGGATTATCAAACGTGTTCCTAAGACGAGCCAGAACATTTACCATTTCTGGGCAGATAACATGGCGTACCAGATAATCGTTCGTGTACTTAGCATCGAGGGTGGCCTCGTCTAGGTAAGCACGAACTCTTTCAATTACGGTAAGTAGGAATGATCCGGTACTGTGCATGGTCTATCCTGAAGTGATGATTCGATTCTTGGCCCCGTTGTTTAGGATGTCAAGAGTCTCTGGTTTTGGTTTTGCGTATGGTCCTGACTCTATGCTTGCTGCAATTTCAGGTTTGCCTTGTTTCCTCAAGTAATCCGCAGCTGCTGTTCGTTTCTCAAGAAGCTCTTCCTTCTCAGCTTTCTTAGCGTATTCGGCTTCTTTCATCTTATGCTTAAGGGTTTTAACCATCTCATCACCCTTAGCGCATCGGCTCTTGATGTACTCAAGAGATATCCATCCACCTCTATCAGGAGCTTCTTCCATAACCTCAAGCTCTGTGCAGATAGCCACACCATCTTTTTCTGGGGTGTAGATCCACTGAGCAAGTACGAAGTTATTAGTCTCTTTGTGATAGTAGACAAACAGATCGTCTCTGCCTGTTGTTCTTTTTACTGCTCTAAGCCACTGGCTTTCAACGCAAATGTGATGTCTCTCATCAAGAGTAAGACCGTCTTGCATAGCTAGTTCAATAGGATCGAATACCATTTCAATGTCCATCATCCACACCTCCATCTTTTTAGGGAAGCAGCCTTTCGAGTAGGCCGTCCTTTACTATCTTTCATCGGACCCTTTACGCCTTTCATGCGAGCACAGAAAGACTTCCTTCTTCCTGCAGCTTTGCTACCTGCTTTAACCTTACCAGTAACAGCTGTCTTGAGCTTGCTTCCGGGGTTATCCTTCCGGTATTTAGCAACGCCTTTCTTAGTCATGCCAGCACCCGATTTAGTAGAACGCTTATGTCCTCCTTTAATCGTGTGCCCTTTCATGGTTCCTTTTCTCTTAGCCATTACTTCTTCTTTCGCCTAGTGGTTGTCTTCTTCTTCTTCCAGTTGACCCTTCCCGGTCCTGTCTTTCTTTTACTAGCCGATGTGCACTGCGACTTAGTTGGTCTACAAGCGGGGTACGCTCTCTTGGATTTACCTTTGGCGGACTTACGACCGCAAGGCTTACCGGTTTTGCAGTCAACCCAACCGGTTCCTTTGTTGCGGCCAAACCATTTACGTAGACCTTCTTTAGCCATTACTTCTTCTTCTTACCCTTGCCCCAGTTCTTCGCTCCGACCTTGCGGCACTTGACCACGGCTCCAGAAGCATAAGCGGAAGGCCATACCTTGTACCGCTTCTTTACCTTCTTAGCGCAGGCATCGCTTGCTTTCTTCTTTTTCTTAGCCATAGTTCTATTGTAACTCCCTGAAAACAAAAAGAAAGGGAGCCCCCGGAGGCTGGGGACTCCCAATCAAGGGGAAGGAGGACTTTCCTTCGGGATCAATACTCGCTGAATACGTTGTCGGATGAAACTCCGGTCAACTTCATTCCAGAGGGTTGATCAGGTACGAGCTGCATACGCAGGAGTCCAGGCATCTGGACGCCCTCGGTAACCATGCTGCGGTTGCCCGAAGCAGAGCTATCGTAGATAGGCAGCTTGTTAGTACCAGTTCCTGTCAGGGCACCAGCGATGAAGTTGAAGGGGATGAATGAATCAGCCCGATCAAAGCTGCTGTAGCCTGCAGGTGTAGGTGGCACATAACGCTTCCAGTTTGACCCGCCCTTACGGAGTCCATAAACAGTGCCATCCTCAACGTAAGTTGAAGTGTAGCCCTTGTATGAACGACCGTCGAAGGCAAAGGTAAACCCGTCCTGCGAACCTTCAGTGCTCATGCTGCTGAGACGGCCAGTTCGGTCGAGAATCTCGCGACCAATCTTAGTAGCCTCATAAGCCAGCCATACACCATCCGAAGCAACAAGACAGTCAATGTACTGACCATGCTTGTTCTTAGCGGAATGGAAACGACGCAGGTACTGGCGGAGCTTATGCTCAGTCAGTGTTCCAACGCCACTCTTAGTGAAGGACTTGAACTCAGGATGGACATTAACGTCAATCCGTTCAGTTGCAGTACCCGACTTCTCATCTCCAAGGAGGAAGTTGTCTGAACCGCCTGAACCACCCTTGAGCCAGCTGTTGATACCGGCGATGCCGGTAGAAGCAACTGGTGATGAGCCACCCTCGTTATGAGAGTTAGCGTACAGGATTACGTCACCAACAGCAGTTGTTCCGTTACCACCGGGGGTAGTGTGGAACGCAGCTGCGGAAGCCTTAAGGTAGACGTAGCCCTTCAGTTCATCAACTGAAGACACGAATACAGGGATTCGCGTAGCTGTAGTCTGCGAACCATCATCAGCAGTATCGTTACGACGGCCAGCAGTTACGGTAGAAGTCTCCATGATGTCTACACGCTGACCAACATAGAACCGGTCATAACACAGTTCGTTGATGGTTACTCGAAGCTCGGTGCAACTAGCCTGAATAGTGTCGTTACTATTTGTAACGTCACGAACAGCGCCAATAGTGCCGAGCTTGTAAGCATCATTCTGGTTCAGATACCAGTAGTTGCAAAGGGTGTGAGCGATGTTCTTGGCAAAGCCTTCCAGCTTTGGAGCAATAACTTCGCCAATAAACGCAGGCATTGCTTCAGCCTGGAGTTCGCCAAGCGTAAACATGATGTTGGACATCATGGAACGCATACCGATACCCAGACGGAAGGGACTAGCGTTAGGTCCATCCAACGGATCTGGCCAAGTTTCAGCCAAAGATTGGGTGTACATACGAGTGCCGAGATCGGCAGTTTGATCTCCGTAGAGACCGATATCGTTACGTGGTTTGCCCTGTTCGAGAACACCCGCCATTGAACCCATGTATGTCTTGATGATTTTCATGTCCCTACCGATTGCGTCGGCTGGACCTACACCTTGTGAAGTGACAACAGTGTCACGCCATACTGGGTCAAGAGATGGAAGAAAGACCTCAATGTTCTTATTGATGACTTCTTCAATCCGGTCGGAATGCTTATCGAAGAGTGCGCCTGTGGGTGCAAAAGTCGACATGACTTCTCCTCATTAAATCTTACTATCGCCACCGAGACCAAGGTCAGCAGAAAGTCGAGACAGGGCGTCTACAGTAAAGTCATGCGACTTGTCTGTAACTGTGCCCATGTTGTCTCCAGCTTCGTACTGGGGTGTGGCAACGGGAGGCTTTGAAATAAAACGTTCTGCATCCGATGCTGTTTCCGGTGCCCTTTGGATCTTGTCCGGGTCACCGATGACCGACCGAATTCGCTGATAAACAGTATCAGCTGCTTTGTTAGTTTCCTCGTCAAACCATGCTTTGTCAAACTTTTCTCCGCGACTTCTTCGTTGTCGCATTGAATCGAGTGCAATTCTTTGAACTTCGTCCTTAATTCCCTGAACCCGGGAGGCATAGCCTTCTTCTCCCGCTAGTTCTTTGCTCTTACCCATGAGGGTGTGAATGCTGGCGTTAGACGCCATTGTCTTGTCCATTGCATTCGTGAGGTTGGTTTTCAACATGTCGACTTGCATCTGATTGTTCTGACGCTGCATGTCTTCAAGCTGCTGTCGAGCACCCTCGTCTACATTTGGAGCAGGTGCAGGAGCTGGGGCCTGGGCCTCATTTTCAGGATAGTCCATTCGTTCTTCGTACCTTTCTTCTCCAGAGGGTTCGTAAAGCTCCCTCGAATCAACAATGTAATTCTCAATTTGGGCAGGGCTGTAACCTTCTGCTGAGAGGAGATGACGCATTGCATTCTCTCTTTCAACAGGAGGAAGAGTATCACCCTTCATCAATGCTGAAGCAGCAGACCTAAAACTCTTAAGTTCGTCTACCTGACCAGCTTGGCTGATTAGTTCTGAAACAGGAACTTGCTTACCGTTTACCTCTACAGTGGAATTCAAATCCATAGAAGGGGTTGGGGTAGGTTGCTCCTGAGTTTCAGGGGTAGGGGCTGCTGCCGTTTCTTGGGTTGGTTGTTCTTGTACTTGGTTATCTGACATTAGACGGCTCCTTGACCTTGTTGTTGTGCCTGCATCATTTGTTGCTGCATAGCCTGTTCAGCTTGCATTAGAATAGCCATATCATCGGGATTTGGCACTGCCTCCGGCAACGTCATTCCCATTGAGTCCATCAAGAACTGACGGTACTTCATGAACTCATCTTGAACTTCAGGGGATGCCACCGACATCGTAGGTGATGTCATGAAAGCAGTTAGGACCCTGAGTTGTAGCTTAGGTGCTGCGGTTTGTGGGGTAAGTACGACCTCTCCCGGATCTTTACCATCACTGTACAGCCTAAGACAATTCTCGATAACGGTCTGGTAGGAGGCTTTTTCCTCCTCCATATACATCGCAAAGTCCAGTCCCTCTTGCAGTGCAAAGATCTTCAAAGCGTCAGGGTCAGTGACCCCTGCCTGAAGCATCTGCATAGCTTCCTGCTTACGGGCAACCATCGAGCGGGGACTTCGTTCCTGCACGCCAAACTTAAGATTAGAAGCTGACGGAATCGGGTTAGCACCTTGGAAGTTAACGGTTCCGCTTTCTTTGTCGAAGATCGCACCCGCCATATCCAGAGTCAGATCAGACAAAGGTAGAGCTCTAGGAGAACTCATAATTACCCGGTTGGCTGACGAGAGCATAGACTGGTAACAAGTACCAAATGCCTGCTCAATACCCCGAGTAGGGTTGGTCATTGCCTTGTTGACCTGCTCATCTAGGAAGGACAAGCCTGACGCAGAGTCGACTCTGCCCTTCTCACGAATCAGATCCGTAATTGGATTCAGGGATTCCATTGCATTCTTAGCAAAACCTGCAGTCTTACCGGGTACATCGCCTGTGTTATTTGGTTGGATAGCAAAAGGACGGAAGCCTTCGGATACTGGATCTGGTTCCCAAGGCATGACTCGAAGACCCTTGCCTACGTCACGGAGCATTTGACGTTCGTTCATCTGGCCCTGTGGCATGACAAGAACGCCATACTTGTCTTGATCACGAACGTTGTTGAAGAGCTGCTTCATCATCTTCTCAAGTTCTCGAGAGATCGAGAAGAGCAGGTCGAACAACCCAGCTCCGTGGAAACTACCGTTTTCCATAAACCGAGAGAATCCAATTGGACAGAAGACTTCCAGGCCCTCGTAGTCTTCGTCGGCTATGACATAATCCCCACTCGTAACTATGTATCGAGATACTGTGTTGTGGGTTCCATACAACCATAGCTCTCGGATTCTAGCTACTCCCATTGAAGTTTGGTCTCCGCTCTCTGAAGAACGAGGGCTACCAAACTCATCGTTGTATTTAGCAAACGATTGGAAATCATCACCCTGATCTTCTTCTAGACCCTCGCCGTAAGTCTTTTCCCAATACTCCATCTTTTCAATGTTCGAGGATATCTTCTTACCAAAGACTTCCTTCAAGAACGAGACAGGGACAGAGCGTTGACGCATCAAACCACGCTGCTTTGTGTAGTCATTACCGAGAGAGGGGAACGGGAACAGTTCTCTAGGGTGAATGACTTCAAGATCTGTAGTTAGTCCAATTGTAGGGTGATCTACAATGTGACCGCTAATGCCACAAGAACCAAGCGTCGTAAAGATATGAGCGAACTGGGTCTTTGTTCTTTCAAGTTGATCCTCCGAAGTAACTGAGTTCAGAATAATCTGAGCTACCGACCGGTCTCGAATCGCAGAAAGACTATTGCCCTTGCGGTAGACCTTTGGCATCAAGTTCATAGAGGCTAGACGAGCAGATACCTTGTCTATTGCAGACAGGAGTTCCTGGGACTGAAACTCCATGTTTCCGTCTTCATCTAGGTAGTGAGGTTGTATCGCCCCATTGATAGGGTCAAACACGTCGAATCGACGAGCACCGTTCAGGTAGTACCACGCTAACAGCCAAGTAGTTCTTCGGTACGAAAGACGACTAGACTCACGCTCTGCGTGTTGATCAATCACCCTCGCTAGGGATGTCTTGTCCTTCGGTAGCTGAATTGTGTCGATGGGCATTAGCCGCCTCTTGTTTTCTCTTTGCTACGCCTTTGGGTTTAAACCCTTCAGGCATACCGTTTGTCAGATCAAGACCTTTAAGATCAAATCCTCCCACCACCTCGGTGCTTGGATTCTCAGGAGCATACTGTTCTACTTGCTCCCCATCTCGAGGGCCTCGTCCATAGTAACAGCGTAACAGCCTGTCAAGATAAGATATAGGGACCATCGCATGATATCTAGGATCAAACCCTGCTTGTTCCATTGTTGTCCTCCTCGTTCATTCTTTGTTGTTCAGCAATCTGAAGTAGCTCGGATGCCGGGATACGTGACCAGTCAATTCCAAAACCGATTGGGTTCCCCGCTTGGTCGAAGTAGTTGCCGTTAGCGATCTCCTCTACAGGATCAAATACCTCTACCTCCTGCTTAGGGGTGGCCCGTAGTCTACCCCGGATGATGAACTGTGACATGGCAACGCAGTCGAGTTCGTCGTCGTGCTGGAGTCCCCCGTCCTTGGCATCAGGGTTGAACTGCTCAATCTGGTCAAATAACCGCGCCCACTGGGGCCGGTGCTTCAGGAAGAATGGCATCTTGATCTTGCCGTGCTCAAACCTCAAGTTGAGACCCGCGATCTTGGAAACCTTCTCGATCTGTCCCGGGTTAAGCTTCTTGATAGCAGGAAGATGCGATACCCCCGCCATCTCGTTAGCCCTTGTCTTGACGATTGCCTCAAGGTTATTGCACAAACCCAGGCCCTGCTTGATCGCTTCCGGGTGGATCGTAGGGACCCTCCACCGGTCAGCCATGATGAAGATCTCCGACATGAGCCGGGACTCCTGACACTGGCCGCTCCACATATCGAAGACAAACAGGTTGTTGTTAGGGTCTACACCCATCACACAAGCAACCTTGAAGTCTGAGTCCCTCTTAGCTGTGTAAGAGGTATCAACCGTCATGAAGAGTCGGGTGTCCTGTAGAAAGTCACCGATAGGCATCGAACGATCAGACTCCCCATCATCCCAATGAATAAAAGCACCCGACGACCTAGGCGATTGCTCGTAGACCTCGTCGACCTTAGTAAGCCACCAACCATGCTTCTTCCTTTCTGGTTGAGGGAAGAACGAATCCTCTGCAGCACCGGGTTGTGCCATATACTCCGCTAGGAAGTTAGACGTACCGATGATCTGCTTGATCTCTTCTAGAGATACACGATCCTTCCACTCAGGGTTATCTTCCTTTTCCTTTACCGTAGCTGGCCACATATCGGGCCAACAAGACTGGAGATTCCCATCATCATCCTCATAAGCAGCACGGATAATGCTCCGTGCCCAAAGGTTGAACCTTGGGTCCTGTGCAACTCTATCTCCCCGCTCGTCCATTTCTGTTTGCAAAGCGTGCCAAGCATAGTGACGCCTAGACACAAACGTTGCCAACCAATCGACACCGCACCCTCGACGCATAACCATCGGCAGCACGACCTTAAACAACAAGTCATCCATGTACTGCCTGATAAGCGACATCGACGTAGATGCCTTCGGATCGTACTCGGGGTCATCCAGTACGTAACGCCTGGGTCTACCGCCTCGCTGTCGACTTTCTGCGGATATACACCGAATCCACGAACCGTTGCGGAGCTGAAGCATCTCTGTGCCGAAGGGTGCTTCGCCTCTTTTTGGGGCGATCCTGTTGTCTGGAAACTCTGGACCCCAGTCGTTTAGGATCCTCGCGTTGTGGACGAACTGATCCTTCAGACACTGGCCCATTCCCTTTGCGTTGTCGTTGGTAGATGTTGCGTACAAGATCGTGTACATGGGTCTTGTAAGCATTCGTACAAGACAAGCCTTCCTTACAAGAAAGGATTTAGCGGATCCACGCGGTGCAATCGTGATGTTCCTGCTTGTTCCCGACCAGATCTTAAGAATATCAAAGTGGAACGCAGGAGTAGCCAGAGGATCGTCATCGTAAAACAAAGGATCAAAATCATTGGCGTGGTCAGGAACCAAGTACCACAAATCAAAGAATCTAACTGCAGCTACAAAAGCATCAGAGATTTCTTTGGGTGTGCGATTCTTGGTGTCAGTCCACATCCTGCACGCATTTACGCGAGCTAGACGTTGACCTTCTTCTGATAACTCCATGTAATCCGCAGGCAAGGGATGCAGTGGGTTGTCTTGTTTTTCAATCCACTTTGCCATGTACGTCCCGCATAAATGCTTTCCACCCAGCAATCTTGCAAACAGATACAGCTAGGAGTTCGGGAGTCATGATAGGTGTGCACTTCTGCATCTTGTTGCAAACCTTAACCCAACAATCTCGGACTCTACCTTTTTCGTCTACAACCTCAGACCTTAGCCTCTTAGCTAGATCGTTGTAGTCAGAAGCCCACGTTTCTGCTGGGTTAGAGATTCCAAGATCCACAATAGGAAGAGCACACACACGAACAAAATCATACTCGTCAAAAGTACTTAGTACCTCAAGTGTTTCTTGCGTACACCCCTTCGGTTCTACCGCGTCATCCGTGAGCGGTAGAACCTCCGGGGCAGTGTCCGCAACCTCAGCTAAGTTCGCCTTTAGCGTTTGTTGCCTCAATGGGCTTGAGGATTTCGTAACCTTCTTCTTGTTTTCCATTTTCGTTCTCCTTCTTCAAGTTCGAGAGAAGTGTCTGAGTGGATAAAGTGCTACTGACTTTTTCCTCTCCACTATCAACACTCCTGGTTTCTTGGACTGTTCCGAACATGCCATTCGCTGTGGCAACCTCCTTCAGAACAGACCTCAAGTGCTTCAATGCGGGAAGCTGTACCTTGGGATCCGCATCCCGGGCCAGCGTAATTAGTATCTCAATCTCCTCTTGAACATCAAACCTAGATGCTCTTATAGCAGAAGAGACAGGATCTAACCCAAAGAATCCAGATACCCCTAGATCCTTGGGTGCTTTAGCTTTCGTTATCTTCCCATTTTTTGGCATAGGCTTTCAGTGCTGAACGATCATACTTCCTTTGCTCCCTAGATGGCAAGTTCTGAAGACCAGCCTTAACCATTCTATCAGCAGCCTCTTTGGCAGCGGTTTGTATCTCGACCTTCATATGACCAGAGTTAACTCGTTTAGCCGCAACCAATTCAGCTACGACAACCTCGAAGTTATCTCTGAACTTATCAAGATCTAACTCGCTCTTCTCGTTCTTCCTTCTATTCTTTCTTATCGTCTCGCAGCCCGGGGCCAGGAAATCATCTTCCCCGATACGAGTTATTGCCCGCATGGCCAACAAGAACGAAGTTGCCTCCACGTACCTTTCGGTTCCTATCTCTACCATCGGTACTTTCAAAGCCTTGCATAAAGCTCTGAATCCCCGCTTGCTCATTCCCTGCATCTCGGACGTGTACCAGTCCTCAGACAACAAGCGGACACCACTCCCTAACCCTATATAAAATTGTTTGCCTTCCATCAATCCTCTTCTTCAAGTGGTCCTAATTCATATGACTTCTCAAGAAGTTTATCTCTATTCCTCATGGCACCTCTCACCGCAGGAGACATGTTACCAAAAGCTTTTCTTTTTCTTTCTGCGTCCCTTAGCCTTTTTTCAGATGCCATAACCATCCTACTGGCTCTTTGACCTTCTTTACTAGACACGTCATCTATGGTTGCAAGATAATCTCTTTGTGACCTCAAGTAACGCTTGGCCTCAGAGATCTCTCTTGAGAAGTCTTCTACCCCGTCACTAGGAAGAGCGTCATAGTCTCTTCCTTTTTCATACCCTCTTGCTTCCATGTTTCTAATGAAAGCATCGTCAATCCTTTGAGACTTCTTAGCAAATTCTGGATCCAGGTATGCGATTGCATTTGGATCTAAGGCACTAGTTCTTTCTTGGAAGTCAGCAAAAGTTTCCCCTTCAAGAGGTGCGAAGTCCCCTCTTTTATCTGCAGGAGCAGGAGTGGGAGTAGTCTTTGGCTTTTTAGTTACATTGTCCTTATGGGTAGATTGTAGCTTAGGTTGCTGTTGAGGTTCTGGCTTAGTTGGCTGGGTCATCGACCGAACACCGCTCTTGCCCAAAGAACCTGCTTTCTTTCTTTCCATAAACTCAGCGATAGTCATGTCAGGTTCGTCTGTGTTTTCAACCTGTACTTTTCTAACCCCTGGTCCGTAACTACCGGCGATGTTTCCGGTGACCTCGTAACCGGGAAGGTTGTAATCTTCCATAAGAGCATCAAACTGATTCATTCTGAGTTCGTCTTGCTTCTGTTCTACAAGACTTCTGCGTTGAGCATCAATATTCATTGGTGCTTCATTCATCGCAGCTTGTGCTCGACCTATCCGAAGCAAGTCTTTCTCTTGATCGTTATATCCCATTTCTTCTCGGAATTGGTCCGTGACCGGCTTGGGAAGAAGACTACTATCTGGTAGACTTGAGAGTATCCGATTCTCTGCATCCGAACCCCCCGGGCCAAAGTAGTTCGCAGACCTTTGAAGATCCCCGAAACCCTTAGCAGGATCCGACCCAGCCATCATGTTTGGTCTGATGTTTTGTTGGAAGTATCCCGGTTCCTCTGGGAAGAACGTTTGTTCTTCGTCCTCGTCATCTTCTCTTTGAAGATTCTGAGCCTCCAACATCTGCATTAGATATTGCTCGAGGAAGTCTTGATCTCCGAAGGACATTGGGGGTAGCCCCTGTCCTCCTGGGTTCATGCGAAGATTTGCCTCGACGCTTGTTTCGTTTGGTCTTTTGGCCACGG